GCCGCGCTAGGTGCGCCACCAGGGGCAAGGCCGGCCTGCTGTAGAGCCTGTGTGCCTTCGCCGACATTCTTGGCCGTGAGACCGCCCGCATTGAGCACCTGTGCTGCCTGGGCTAGCTGTGCTGCCTTATTTGCTTCCGCCGTGGCCTGCTGTGCTGTCTCGTCGTCCACGAACCATTCAGGCTCAGCACCAGCACCGCGGACAGCGTCCTTCGTTGCCGTGGTAAGATCGAACGAATTGACAACCTGCTGATTGAACTGTGCCGCAGCAGCAATGATCTGGACGCTTTCCTGGAAAGCCGCGACAACCTGACGGCCTTCGAGCGTGTTCAGCGGGCCTTCGAACTTGAACGTGACATCCGTATCCAACAATTCCTTGGGCGGCGCTGGCAATGCCTTGTTGTTGAGCAGGATCTCGAATGTCAGGTCTAGCATCGGCAGATGATACTGCGCCTCGATCGGGCCGAAGAACGGCAATGCTGCCCGCCGATATTCATCAAGCCGCACGTTGGTTTCAAATGCCGTCATTTCGTGGACTTGTGGCAATGTCAGCTTGTTGAGCAGGAACGATTCAGCGATGAGATTGCGTACGTCCTGTTTCATCTCCACGCCGACATTCAGCTTTGACTGCGTGTCGAGCAGCATCAGTTTGTCCTGGAGCTTCTGATCATCCTCCAGATCGACATAGGTCAGGCCACCAGCATAAAGATTGACATCGCCACGGAACAGATCGCCCTTTGCCAGCATCGGCGGGTCAACGCCCTTCTCGCCCTGCTCAAGCAGAATGCGAGCGAGCGACTGAAGCATGCGGGCATCAGGAAGACAGTTGATCGTGACCGGGGAGAAGCCGATCGGAACGTTGCTCAGCACCTTCCAGCGCGGGACGAGATAGTTGAAGACCTTCGATGGCGTTTCCTGCAGCACCATCTCGTTTGCACGGTCGAGATAGACGCTGATGTATGGCTTGCCCGAATACCTGCGGCGCTTGACCTTGTCGTCGCCGTACATGTCGTCGACGCACATCAGGATATGGCGGATTTCGAATTCCTGGTTTGGCGTCTTCTTCGCTGCTGCCTTGATCTTCTGATCGCAATTCGGCCAACGACGAGCGATGTTGCGGGCCGTCATCATGATCTTGCGCTGGACATGGTCGATCTGACCATCGGCGTTCGACATCCAGACCACGCTCTTCGGATGCCATGCGCGATAGAGCAGCCCATTGCGCAGTGAATTCTCTTCAACCGAGATCACAGGGTTACCGATCGTCACCCAATCATGATCTGCTTCGCTGGTGGCGAGTACGAAATTAGCCCGAGGCGCATACATGAAGTTGCGCATGGCTTCTTTCGCCTCATCGAACCATGTCATGTTCGCAGGCTTCTTGTCTTCCTCGTCGTCTCCAGTCGAGATGTTGAACCAGTCACCTTGCCTCAGCACCGAATGCGGCAGGTTGCCAAGCGTCTCCCGAGCAAGGACCGTGGTCGAATCCATCAGATCCATCTGGAAGTCATCGCCAGGCGCCAACATGCGGATGAAGTCTGCCCGCATGGGATAGAACAGCTCGCACAGTTCCTGCCTGAGCGTATTCCACGGCTGGAATGTCGAGAACAGGCCGTCGCCTATCTCGATGAGCCGGCGCTCATTATCGTTCATTCAGGAGTCGCCCAGGAATGAATTGCGATAGGCCAACGTACCGCCGCTGTTGCTCTGGCTTGTGAGGATCGTGCTATCACGTCCGGAACGTCCCAATGCTGCCTGACGAGCGCGATCAGCCGCAGCCTTTACCGCAGGATCATTCTGATCGGCCGGCATTGGCGGCGGAGGCGTGACTTTTGGTTTCGAGAACAGACCGCCCATGGATCACCTGCGTTTCTTTAGATTGGCATGGCCCAGGTTGACCTTGGGCGCGGGGATGAACAAATGCTCTTCGCGTTTCGTCATGGCCGGGAAGAGCGAAGCCAAGCCCCAGATCATTGCGTCACCACGATCAGGCGATTTCGTGCCAATGAAGCCGGCCGTGGTGAATGCCTCAAGCTGCGCTTCAAGCTCTGGAAAGTGACCAACCAGCGATATCTTCTGCTGTTCGAACAATGCCGCGATAGGCTCAGCGCGAGCGACCTTGCCGCGTGATGCCTTGACTTCCCGGAATGGAACAGGCGTTTGCGTTATCCTGGCTCTGTCTGCAGCAGCAGAGCGAACGATCTCAGCCACCATTGCGCCGCCGAAGTTCGTCTCGGCAACTACTGCATCTGCTTCATGGCGATCAAACGCCGCGACTATCGCCCTGCCCCACATTGCCGGCGCCATTCTGCCCGACAGATCCTCAAGCACATAGCCGCGACCGTCCTTGCCGAGCCCGCAAACAACTATGCCGATTTCGTCCGATCGCGTGTCTTCCTCGCCAGCCACGCCAGAAGGATCAACAGCAACAATGATACGAACCATCTCAGGCACTTTGCCATCAAGGATTCGCTGCTGATCGAGGAGTTCGAGCGACCAGAGCGCGCTTTCCGATGCATCAGTGAATTGCCCGAGAAGAAAACGTCTGCGTTGCGCTTCCGGAAGATTGCGAAGCTCCTCAAGGAATGTCTCGGAAAGGTTCTCGGTGTTGTCTGCCGGGTTCATCAGCAGCGCGTTGTAATTGCCCGGGTTCGGAATGGCTGTCTTCCGGTCCGGGTCGCGCTTGTTGATGAAGAGTTGATATGTCCAGTGCGCCATGCCTGGAGGATTGCAGTCGTAATAGGCCTTGAGGCGAAGCGGAGTGTTCTGCGCGAGGCGCGTCATTGCCATGTTGCGCGAAGCCCACGGGATCTGTGAGCATTCGTTCAGATAGATGGTAGCGAACTCTTGCCCCAGGATCTTTTCGGTTCGCTCTTTGTCATCCAGGCCACCAAGCCAGACTTCCGAGCCGTTCCAGAACTGGATATAATAATCCTGCCTGTCCAGGCGCCACTTGCCAGCAAGCTCAGGGAAGCAAAGCTCCATGACCTTCGGGAAGGTATCCATCCCGATCGATTGCTTGATGTGGTTGAACCGATAGCGGAGGATTGCGTGCCGGCTCTTGTGTGCAATCGCCCGCATGACGGTTGCTCGGACAAAGCCGAATGTCTTGCCTGAACGAGCGCCACCATAAGCCATGATATGCGTAGCAGCACTGCTCGCCATCTCGACTTGAAGCTTCTGGCGCTTGGTCAATTTGAACAAGGAAACAGCCTTTTTCTACCGCGGATTGGTAAAAGCCCGGGGATGAAGGCCATTTTCGAGCAATGAGATGACCGTTTCTCTACTTACAGTAGGCCGGCGTCGTCAGCCGCGATGTTGATCGTCACTGATCCAGCAACATCAACATCCAGCTTGTCGCCATACTTCTTGGGCCGCAGTTTTCCAGCGAGCCATTTGCGCGTATCAATACGAATCCTCGCCTGCGCTGCGTCAATCTCAGGATCATCAGCGATTTCAAGGCATTCCTCGACCAGCGCTTCAGTCTGCATTTCCCTCGCGCGTGCGTATTGGTTTGCAAATGTGTCATTCTCTGCAAGCCACTGAAACACTCGGCCGCGAGAAGGCATTGCTTCATTTTCGCAAATGCGACGAAGGCTTTCGCCTGAAATAAGCAGTTGGCAGATTTCGTCTGCGATATCCTGCCTGAAATCAAACGGTCTCGGCATCAGCAGGCGCTTCTGTCTGTTCGGTCGGCGCAGGCTCTTCAACCACCTGCTCGACCACAGGCGCGTTGATTGCCGCCATGACAGCCGCAGTGAGATCTAAAACAGCGATGCCTTCGTTTGCTGCATCTGTCTCGATGATCGAGCGCTGAGATTGCAGGTCGACGATTGCGTTTTCGAGTTCGGCGAGGGCCTTGGATTGCTTCAAGTCCTCGTCGATCTTTGCGTTGAGTTCAGTCTGGAGCGGGACGAGTTTGTCCACGTAGTCCTGAAGTGTGCTCATGTTGGGTTGCCTCTTCCTGAGCGAGCGGTGGTTATGCGTTGGTGACGACACCGCCGCCGATGATGCGACCATTGGGAAGGCGAATGGCGAGATAGCCAGCTTCCGTGCCTGTGTCTGTATATGTGCCAGCCCACGCGCCCGATGTCGTGCTGATCGCGCGGAAGAGCTTCTTGGCAATGACAGCCTGGAGCTTGCCAGAGGCGCCGATCGCAACACCAGTCGATCCACCAGTTGCCATGAAGTCGGTCATGGCGCTGGACAAGAACATGATGATCTCGAAATAGCCGGCCTCATCGAGGTTGTTGCCGTTCGCGTCCTTGAGCTGGATTGTGATCGGGCGAACGTCTGTTGATTCAGCACCGACCGTGATGGTCGCATCAGCAATCTTGTTGCCGAGATCGATCTGAGATCCTGAGGCTTTCGAAGCGAGGCCGCCGTAGGCATTGATGCCAAGTTCACGGCCGAAGATCGATTTGAAGAGAGATTTTGTTTGCGTCGTCATTGCTTGTTATCCTTTGCTTGAGACGAGGTTGATCAATAGCCTGCGTACAGGCCCATGCTTGCAGTCGTGCCTGAGTTGCGGACGATCTTGATCCGATATGGGTAGATCTGCCCAGCATTGAGAAACAGCGTGACATCTGCCGTGTCATCTTCCATGCGGCAAACGAGCGTGCCTGATGTGCTGCAGACGATCCCTCGGCAGACTGTTGCCAGCGTCACGTCGCTGACGGAATAGTTGATGGCGACAAAACTAGAAATCCCGCTGAGAGCTTGCACACTCCCGCGGCTGATTGGGTTCGCGACCATGTTTGATTATCCTTGGATCATATATGACACGGCTCAAACCCGACGATCGGATTGCCGAGGATATGCCACTTGCCTTTATCGTCTCGAATCCATCTCATGATGGTTGTTGATTGGAGACAGGCTGGTTCGATCTTACTCGCTACCGGAGCCGTCTCTTGTGTAGGGCGGTCTGTGTGGATGGCGGCGTGAGCCGGAAATGCAAAAACCACGAGCAGAGCGTAGAAGACCGCCACGAGGATCACCACCACAATGCATGTCGTTGTGGTCGGCGGTGAATTCCACCACGCCTTGATTTTATCGAGGCGATTCATCAGCACGTCGCCACGTTCGAAATGAACCTGTCCGTATTCCATACCTGCTGCAATGGGTCGATCTTGGGCGTGTACTTCAGCAGATCCGAAGGCCACATGCTCGGAACGTTGGCCGTCCGCTTCCAGTTCACCTTGCCGATCTTGCAATGACGGACGACGGCGTTCAGCCTGTTTTCAAGGCGGCGGTCGCAGGCGGCTTCGTCTTCAACGATTGTGTAGCTCATATGCGCTCCATAAACCACTCGAAGATGTCATCAAGCAGGCGAAACGGAGCGGTCAGGCCGGCCATGAAACCGGCTTTGAATGCTTTCCATTCTTCCGTGGTCATCGGAGCCTCTTCCTTGCTTGCCCGGTTTTTCAGCGTCACTGCCTTCGATCTGGCCACGGAGAGCGCTGAATACGATTACCGGAAACGGATTGGCTGGAATGGAATCAGTGAAGGCCGGGCTTGATACCGGCTGGGTTCGTCGGCGGCTGTCCGATCTCTCGGCTTGTGGCGTCGCCAATCTGCTTGCGCATCTGAGGTCAATCCTCAGCCCGACCCATGTTTGCCTTACCGCGTTTCCTTTAACGCCGCTTCACTGATCTGTGTTGCCCCTATCCCGTATAGAACGGAGGAGCGAAATAAGCTTGGGCCGTTTTAATCACGTGACTTTCGTCATCAGCGCTATAGTTGCGCGTTGCCCAAGATCGTTGCCCATTCGGGCGAATCTGTTGCCCCGGGACATTACCGCTCTTCCCGGGGCGTCACAGAGGCTCGGTGCCGTCCCTATGTTATCGGCGTCAAGATGGGCGATCCGGGCTTGCTTCTCTTCAGCGGCTTGATCAAGTTACCTCGCGATCGAGACGAACCCCGATCCCTTGGAACCGCTGTATGACTTTGGGAGATGGGCCGTTGCCTCGGTTTACCATCACCGGCCATGAGCCGGGCTATCCCAAACTCTATCCCGCCGACGAGAAATGCATGAGACGTGACAATCGGAATGTAGTCTCACGCGCATTCGGCAGGCAATATTTCCCCAACGCGATTTTTCACGCGTCGATGCATGGCGTGGACGAATCCAACTTACGGCCATGAAAATCACTTGCCCTTTATTAACTGCTTCAGGCGACTTTTTCAAGTGTTGCTGACAAGATATCCCCATTCAACGGGATGGTAATCTTGCCGGCCATGTCCAGCTTTTCCGTTAGCATCTTCAAGCGCGGATCGTTCTTTGCCTTCTTGCGCAGCACTTGGCGAGCGAGCTTTGACTTTGCGTCGAAGAACTTCTCTGCATCGGCCTCAGCGGCGCGCAGCATGAGGATTTCTTCCAATAGGATCGGCAGCGGAACGCCGTTCTGATCTGACACGATGCCTTGAACGCCCCATACGTCTCTCAGTTTGCCGAAGTCGGTAGGGTTCTGGACAAAGACATATCCGACCATCAATGCGAAGCGACGCACCTTCCACAAGTCAGTGTGACGCCGATCACGAAGCAACCTCTTCTCTGCCGGCATATAGCATTGAAAGCCAGATTGCACCAATGATCTCTCGACTGCCGAAACATCATGGTCTATGTTCGTGATGATCCTATAGCCTTTGTGGCTTCTCGTCTTTTCCGCGGCATATTCTCGCCTCGGCTTTTGCGATCCTGGAATGACTGACACCGCAAACCATGGCGTCACTTCCATAGCTGCCAGTTCGGCCCGCTTCCTCGAAAGCATTTCCTCATAAGTTTCCGCCGTACTTGCCATTCCGCCCTGTCTCCGTTAGAATCCGCCTTGCTGAAGCGTTGACCCATAGGCTCGGTCTCGGAAGGATCGGGCCTATTTCATTCCTCGCTTTCGTCATATGGCTCGCAGATCCAAGTCCAACGCTGAATCGTGTTGATCTCTGATTTGCGGCCACATCTGGAGCATTCAAGTTCGTCAAGATCGTCGGCATATTTCCACATCGCGTCATCCGGCGCGTCGAAAACATGGTGGCAATGAGGGCATTCTGGGCCTTTGTCGTTATAGGTTGATGTGCTCATCGTCCTCACCTCAATATGCTCACGTTCATCGCGTTACCCTCACTAGGCGATAGCCGCGGAAGCGGGCCTATTTTGCCTTTGCTGCTTCACCATAATGCTTTTCCCTGTATATGAGCCGGCCTGTGACTCTAGACCGGATCGTGTTGATTTCGTCGGCGATATCCGCCAATGTCCTCTTCGCTTCGGCTCGGCGCTTGTCGAGTTCGTCCAGTTTGCGACGTTCCTGGATTTTGAGATGTTTTCTCCAGTTCCATTTGACGGTCATTGATGCTGTTTCTCCCATTGCTGGAAGGCATGGACGCAGCTCGAATGATCCTTGCAAAGGAATGCGCCGATGCGAGGAAATGAGATGTCGGGCCTTATTTGCCGGATGCGAACGATGATTTCCCGGCGAGCCATCACAATTTTGCTCGATCTGGCCGGCGACCGAATTTCATCAAGCGTCACGCCTGGATATTTGTCCATGACAGCATTGGCGATTGCCTCCATGCTAGGCCGACTGTTTTCGTCAGGCTTAGGCGCGAGTATCTGCACCTCATCGTCGAACGTCTTGGAGATTTCAGCTTTCGTCGAAAAGCCTGTCAGGGACTCCCTAAGCCGCTTCATTTCCAAAGCGCGCTTTCTTGCATTCCTCGCCGCCTCTAGCCTCGCCTCAATTTCGGCGATGCGGTCTGCCTCCCGGCGTCTGCGCTGCTCCTTCTCGCGCTCTATGGCGTGCTGGTCAGCGATCAGATTGGTTATTGCAGGCTGACCCCATAGGCGCGCCTTCACCTCAGCGTACGCTTTACTTTGCCGCTGTTGTTCTTCAGTCATGGCTTCCATCCCCAAGACTCAAGCGTCTTCTGCGCCTCTCTGTCTCCCGCTAGAGCGCGCTTGAGCGTTCGCAGAAGCCCAAGCATCTTTGCGCGGTGCTCTTCGTCGTGGGCGGGTAGATCTGGCTTAGGCAATTGGCGTTCGCGCCGGCTTGCGAGGATGCGTGTCTGTTCGGCGCGGACGTAGCTAGCTAGTTCGGGAGCCTTGGGGCAGAAGTTCTTGCTCGCTTCCTCGATCTTGCCAGCGCGGAGTTTGTCAACTGTCGCCCATATCGCCTCATCAGAGAATTCCGAAAGAGCGAAGCAATAGCTTTCGAGAATATCCCTCTGCCGCTGCGTCGGGTCTTCCGCGCCGTCGTTCGGTGCCCGCACCGGAAGAGACACCCATAGCTTCTGCAGCGCTTTAATGACGCTGGGAGACGTGTGTACGTTCATCGTACCGCTCCATCACTTCGGAGGCGAATGATGCCATGTCGCTTGAGGGCTTCGGCTGATTGCGGCGTTGCTTGTCTATTTCGTTGAAGTACCAGTCTGCGCGAATTGACCGCCAGGAGCGCAATATCTGCATTTCCGCTGCGGCGATCGGGTTCCCGGTTTTCAAGTATTCCTTGGCCTGAAGCTTAGCCGCCAGTTCGGTTAGCGGCTCGCGTTTAACGTCATCGCGCAATTCGATGATGGCAGCCGCTAGTTCCTCCCCGAGGATCGGCGCCAAGATAGGCATTACTTTCACCGCGTCTGTTCGTTTTGCTGATTGTCGTGACATGATTTTCCGCCTTGCTCTGTGTGTGTTGTCACTCGAAGACCTTCATCTATTCGAGTGGGGATGCTGGGTTATGCTGCTATGCTTTCTTCTGCTTGCGGGAGTGTGCGAAAGCCAAGAGAGACGCGCCAAACACGCTCATCCAAAGCTTGCCGATGATCTGTCCGACGATAAAATCGAATGATCCAAAGGCGACATAGAGGAAAACAGCACTGTCAACTACTGATCCGACAACACCGCTCAGAAGAACGGCAAGAACCATGCTTTTCGCTCTGACCGGCGTGTATACGGCGAGATCACCAATCTCAGCCAACAGGAATGCCAGGACCGACGCGACGACAAGGAAGGGCGGAGCGAAGAACCACGAAGCCACAGCCCCGATCGCAATTGCGATGAGTGCGCCTTTTACGCCTGCTGTCTCCTGTACGAAGTCGCGGAGCACAAGTGAGGCTCCAACCATCAGAACACCCGATGGCGCCAGAAAGCCGAACCCTACAGGGATCAAACATGGGCCATTAGGAACACATTGGCCGACATGGCCAATCATCCAGTTGGCGAGTGGGATTGTTGCGGCATAGGCGGCGATAGAAATGACTGATTTAAGCATAGCGGTGTTGCGCCGGAGCGTCCTTCGGGTTGGAGAGATGGACTCTGATATCTAGTGCTAGCTTGGGGTTCTTTTCTTCTTTGAAGGCGGCGTATGCCCAGAGCGCACGAACTGCCTCTGGATCGCTGCCATCGAAGGAAAGGACCATGTATCGGCGGTCTGACGGGATAGGCTGACCGTCTGTTCGCTCGATAATGAACCGCGGCTCATAGCCGCCCGTGTTGCTACGCGACTGCATCGAACATGTTCCCTTGATTGTGTCGTGAGGCGATGGCTTGGCGCATATGCGAGTACCGAGCTATGCCGGTTCCATCGCAGGAGTCGGCGCCAAGCTTTTCAAAATGAGACCAACGCTCCGGACCATTGACCCGACCAATATGCACCCATTTTTCGAGAGCCTTGGCTGCTCGGATGATGTGCTCTACGTGGGCGGAACATTTCCAATTCGTGGTGCCGCCGATGAATACGGCAGAGATGTCATCCCACGGGATCGGCAGGTGCTCTTGTCCATCCTGGCAAACCAGAGCTATTTTCCAGCCATCAAGTCGGTTCAACCAGCGCTCAAAAACCTCAAGTGTCCGCCGAGCTGACCCAACAACATCAGGGGCAGCCACAAACAGGCAGTTTTCGCGATGGTGAGATTCGCGCTTGAGAAGCGCTTCCAATCCCTGAATATCTAGACCAGAGAAACCGCCATTGTCTATCGCCCAAGGCTTCGACGCATCACGCAAGGTGTATCGGGTCAAAGGGGTCAAGAGTTGACCTACATCGCCACGCAATTCCGCAGCGCATTCATCCAAATCCTGACCATTGTCGAGAAGAGCGATCATCAGACCTCCTCCACCTTCCATGCCGAGAACTTCCGATCGACCGGCGCGACAACGAAAAACCGAAATGGATAAATCGAACTGGCGATCTTCACCTTCGCCCAGGCGTCATCCTCGATCATCTCAAACGAGCCCTTTACGTCGTGCTGTTCGAATTCGTAGGCGCCGTTCATCACCGAGAAATCCATGGTCAGAAACGTGTTGTCCGCCAGACGCAGCTTCACCCCTTCGAACTTCCACCACAGCACGTCACCAAGCGATTTCAGCGTGTCGAGATATCCGGCATATGCTGCCTCTGTCTTGTTCATTGTTCCTGGCTTTAGACGGCCAAGGGCGAATTGCTTCTTGCCGCCTGCCTTCGGCTCGACTGGCCGTTGACGGAACTCCCGCGCTGACATGCGGTCCTTCATCACGCAGCCTCTTTCGTCTTCGGCGCATAGACGAGACGCGTGGGAACAGCGCCGCATGTTTGACACCAGTTCTCTATTTGCTCGGCTGAGCACAGAAACCGATTGCATCTGTGGCAATAGTCTTTTGGGTGTTTCATGCTGCCTTGTCCTTTCCCTTGCCTACCGAGATGAACTCGATGGGTTCTCCAGGCACATCATCGTCAAACACCGCGCAGCAAAGCTGGCCGCCGAAGACACAGCCACCATCGATGTTTGTGCGATTGCCGATCGTCAGGGGATTGTTGGATTCTGGCGTGTGGCCGTGGACGAGATGTTTGTCCCAATAAGTGCCAGACCAATGCGGCGGGAAGCGCTTCCACAGCAAGTCATGTTCGCTCTGGCAATCGAATGGGACAGTTTCATCTACGCCAGCATGGACGAAAATACGGTAGCGATCATGGTGGATCATCGGCAAAGCTTCGGCCCATGCGAGATGTTTCCCCATTACTTCCAGGCTCTCATAGGAAGAGAGCGTCATGGAGCCGCCATTACCGACCCACCACGCCAGAGGGTTGTCTCTGCGGATGCAGGAAACCATCATGTCTTCGTGGTTGCCTTTGAGTGCTACCCACTTCCATTTGTCGCTCTTCGGGCCGGCCATGATGATATCAATGACGCCCTTGCTATCTGGGCCACGATCGACATAATCGCCAAGGAAGACGACAGTCCCGCCATCCGGGCGAGCCATGCGGATGCGATCGAGAAGGCGCTCAAGCTCTTCCCTGCACCCGTGAATGTCGCCAATCGCAAATGTGAAGCTCATCGTCTTTCGCCTCGGTTTAGGAAAGAGCTAGGCCCATTACAGGCCTAGCAGGTGGTCGCTTGGGAAAGTTGGGAGGAACCAAGCGACGGGGAAATCAGCGTTTGCCAGCGGCTCGTTTGCGTTCGTCATCGGAGAAGTTGGCGACGCTGCCTGTTGAGGTGTAGGCCGCTGTTCGGCTGGAAAGGCCCTTCATAGCGTCGGCGTAGCTTCCGGGAGACATGTTGAGCGTCTGGCCGACGTTGTTGCCCAGCGACGATCCTTGAGAGAACGCATCGAAATTGGCCCCGATGAAAATCACGTCGTAGTTCTTGGCCCGCATGTCGTCGAGCATAGCCTTGGCCGCATCCTTCGTGATCTCCTGACTGGCGTTCTCTATGCCGTCCGTGAGGATGACGATGGTCGCCCGCTTCGGAGCGTCCGAACGAATAGATGTCACAAGCTTGCCGATCGCATCGAAGAGCGGCGTTGCGCCGCGCGGGTCGACTTCGTGGGCGCCGATCGGCTGCCAGGACGAAGCAATCATCTTGTCGCGCATCACCTTGTAGGGCTCTTGACTGTCGAAGGCCGCGACAGTCACCGCAGTTTCCTTCGTCGCCTTGTCGCCCTTGAGTCCGTCGACATAGGCGTTGACAGCGCCTATCGTCTCCGCCCAATTCGACTGCATGGAACCGGAACGGTCCAGCAGCATATATGCTTTGTTGTCAGTCTTTGTTTTGACCATTTCAATTCTCCGTTAAAGTGCTTTGCGGATTACGATCATTGACACCGCCGCGATGATGACCGCGACCAGAACCAGTCCGACCACGCCGAAGCCTTGATCATAGTAGACAGGCTGTGGGATGGGTCCTGACACGTCCATGACCGGCTGTGTTGCCGAGACTGGAATGGGGTCAACGATCGGTACGATGACGGGCGGCGTGTAGTATGGATTCCACCCGAGCGGATGCGTGTAGACCGGCTGATGAACGATCGTGGTGTTGATGACCGTTTTCGGCCGCGACGTCGTGATGTAGGTCTTTGTCGGCTGAGAAAGAACAGGCTTCGTTGCCGTCGTGCTGTATGATTTGGTGTAAGTCTTCGTGTATGTCGGCGCTCGATATGTCGAAGTGCGGTATTGTGCCATGCTACTCGTCCTCCGCTTCGAACTCGTCCAGGACGACGCGCCAATTGGCGATGTCGCCGCCGGCGCCGATCTGCATGATGACGTAATCCCCATAGCCATTGTCTTGAGGGCTCATGATCTTCGGGACATAGCCTTCAATCGACTTGACGACGTTCATATCGGCGTCGAGAAGCTTGTAGGTGCCGTCATCACAGACCTTGTAATGGATATCGGCTGTGGTTCCAGCCGGCCAATCCTTGATAATGCCAGTGGCGAGATCGATCAGCGGGCACCACGCATCCTTGACGCGGCAAGGGATAAGCGTGCCATCCTCGTCTTCAACGTCATTGACTGAGGCGTCTTCCCAATATCGGACGCCGCATTCAGCCTGGAGGAAAGCGACTTCCTTCTTTGTTGTTTTGGTGATTTCAATCGTGATGGCCATTGTCAATTTCCTCGATTTCTGGGGCGATAAAAAGCGCCAATGAACGAGCGTAGACCAGCAGTGAACGCGCTATGAAAATCCGGGTCCGTGCCCATAAGGAGTACTTCCGCGTTGGCGATGAGCTGGTCGTTCGTTCTGATTTCGGCTCTTGCATAGGTCACTCCCGATATTTCTTCGATGTCGCGCAGCTCTTCCCCGCTTATGGATATGCGAGGGTCGCCATACCAAGCGTCTTTGGTGCGCGTGTATGACCAGCCAAGTTTGCGAGCAGCGACGCGTATCCTGTCCTTTACGTTCGCTCCGCTGTTTCGAGGCGCAATGTGCGTCTTCAAAGTTTCAGCGGTAAAAACCCCAACGCTCATTTCGTTGTTCTCCGAGACGAATTCTGACATTTCCGAAGCCCTTCATGACAAGTTGATCTCGTCACCGGGCGTTGTTGTTGAGAAAGGGACACCGCCCCAATCCCCTTTGCCGATGTTTCCCCGCCGCATCGGCCAGGTTGACGGGAGAGATTAAGTGCCCTGCGTGCTCTCCCGTCTTCCCTTGGTCCGCCGCTGCGGATATGCATCTGCTTTAGTTCACTGGCGATGGGTGCTTTTGCTTGCGAGGTCCGGCACCCTTCAGCCATGTTCAGTTCATCGTTTGAAAGCGAAGATGAAAACGCCAGCCAAAATGAGGATGACGATCAGTCCCGCGATCCAGATCGGCGAAAGAACCCACCACCATGACCAGTCGATGTAGCCAGTGAGTTTCAGGCCGATGAAGAGGATCGTAAGCAAACCGCCAAAGCCGATACCGCCAGACGAAGTGCTGCTATTGTTGTTGCTCATTTGATGGCCCTCAAACGGTTGATCTGCTCTCGTTCTTTCTCGCAAGCACGATGCAAAAAGTTGTAGACGCGGTACTCTGGCATGCCCTTCAGTTCCGCGATTTTGTCGGTGCTCATTCCCATACGGAAAAGCTGTAGAACCGGGAGCTTGGCTTCCTGACCGGGGCGATAGCTTGGAGGCGGAACGTAGTAGAAAGTCATGGCGCATCCTCGGCTCTGCTGCGAAGGACGGCGTTGAAATCGCCACGCTGCTGTTGGCCGTAAGTGTCTTCGCTGTCCTTGATGGCATCACGCCAGCGAATGCGTTCGTCCGCTTGCCGGCGTTGCTTCAGGAACGTGCCGAGCATCGAGGCTGCCGAGAGATAGAGAAATGCCGAACCGACGAGGATCACGAATGCCCATAGAGCGTAGAACATCATTTCACCTCGTTGCGATTGGCGCTGAGAACCGCATATCCAGCTATGTCATGCCAATGATCATGGAAGTGGGGGTTGCCGGAAACTATCCTCCCTATTTTGTGGGCTATCATATCCAGCGTTTCTCGCTCATGAGCGTCGAGCTTGCCATAAGTGCGCCCGCTTCGGATCACGTCCTTGATCTTCTGCGTAGTCGCTGCATGGTCGCCATAGTCACCGTGTGTCGTCTCACGCTGCGCAAGCGTCTCGTTGATATCAGACATGATCTATTCCCCCTCATCGAGTTCTTTGATGGCTTGGGAGAGCATGGCTTTGAATTTATCCTTAGCCCATGCGCTCACATCGCAAGTTGCGGTATTTGGATCGGCCTTGAGCATTTCCAAACTTGGGTTATCTCGATACCACGCCAGCGTGGCGCGGATTGCAGCTTTAGCGGAACTGCGGCAATTGCATTTGCTCTCACGAACCGCCCCGAGGCGAGCGTCATCGCAAAGAACTCGCTCGCCAGTATTTTGCTCGGTCATGCCGCAGCCGTCTTCGATCATGACTTCGCGGGAGACTGTGTCGATGACGTTTGCCATCTATTCCCCCCTCTGTGCGGCTATTGCTGGCGGGATGGGACGCGGCACGAGGCCGACGATCCTCTGACAATCCAAGCCAGCTTTTGTGCAGTCACAACCAGTCTTCTCATTGAGATGAGAGCCGCATGCCTCGCACATCGTGAACATAGGCTCTGCTTCTTCCCAGCGCTTCCGTTCGGCGGCTATTGCTGCTGCCATGATGGTGCGGAGAGCGGCACGCGTGGCATCGATGCGCTGCCCGGAATAGTTCTCTTTGAAAGGCGGAGTGTATCCGCGGCCAATTTCCTGACCACGAAATTGAACGGCTTCTTCGAACCGCTTGATCGCGTCATCAATCTCTTTGGGGAGGTCGGGGGATTGGGGCATGGGTCAAAAATCCCCTGGAGCGACTTGGCAGCAGACGATTCCATGGGACCGCCACATAGCGACGACGGTTGCCCGATCCTCGAAAACAAGAACTGGCTTGCTATCGAGTTCGTTGAGCCACTCCTCCTTGAGGATTGTATCGGGCCGATGATCGCCTTCTTCACGCATCTTGAGCGGGATCATTCCGGCGCCGATGTCATCGAGCCACGCTATGGTTTTGTCGTTCACCTCAGCAGAGCGACCTGTCCATATCCTAACATCCGCGCCCGTGGCGTAGAGAGCGAGCATGGTGCGAATGATGGGTTGACATGGGGCGTCCTTGTCGCAAGCCGCGTAGAAGCCGCGCCAGTCCTTTTTCTCGCGTTTCAGGAAATGTTCTCGGTGGCCTGTGAGAGCCAACGTTCCGTCGAGATCGAAGATGACGAGCATGTGTTTCCACCTATTGGAGACAATGGCTTGTTCTGGAAGCGGGAGTGCTTCGCTCATGTCGCGCTCCCTGTGGATGCTGTGGTCTCGGGGGCGGCTGATTGATTGGCGTTTCGATCACGTTCAGTGACGGCGGTGCGAACCATGTAGTCAAGCTCTGCAAGCGCCTCTGTGGCATTTTGCATTGCCATTCCGCGGTCGAACCTTCCTCCTACCAAGGCCCAGGAGCTTGCATATACCTGAACCTGCTCCATTATCTCATCTGCTGTAAACTTGCGTGTCTCGCTCATGCTCCCGTCCTCCCCTCGGCTTGCTCCTCTGTGTGGGAGGGGGTGATGGGATGACGGTCAAGACGTTCTATTTCGGCCACGATCAACGCAGCAGCCTTAACGAGGTCGCGGCGACGGTCAGTTGGCTTCCACCAGTTAGTCGTCCATGGCCAAGCAGGCGGCGGGTAATTTTTGTCGAGCTGTCTCTGACTATCAGTTCTTCCAGCCTCATAGGCGTAACACGACGCGGCACGCGCAAGCTTCCCCTCGACATGAAGATCATCATGCTCAGACGTAAAGCCTTCCTCATCAACCTGTCGCTGGCGTTCGGCGCGGATATCCCACAGTGCGCCAGCAAAGGAAGCCTTGACATCGTCGACTGCTTTATTAGCCCAACGAATCGCATAGTCGCGCTCTTCCTGGATGCGCTTGCACTCGGCCAGAGTGCCATCTTCGTAAGCGGTGCGCATGTCGTCTTTGCGCCCATCGTCCATGACGATAAGTTTGTTGTCGGCGTCTCGCATAGCTTTGCGATACCAGTCTCGGAAGCTGTGCATTCACGCCTCCCTTGGCGACAACGATGCTATGAATGCTCTGGCGTCGATAAGCGAGTCTCCTGGGAACTCGCGGTCATGTGTATCCTCGCGCCACCAATCAAGGCCCTCAACAATATCAATCAGGTGCTTCAAGGCCGCATTCGCGGTTTGCTTGCGATCACCAATTATAGCCAGACCGATGGCGATGCATCGCCCTTCAAAGTCGTTGACGAGAGCGGCACGGTGGGCGACGAGACGAATGTCTTCTGGAATGGACATAGGGGACATATCGCTCATTCACCACTCCCCTACAGCAGCACGAGCGGCATCGAACATGCGACCAGCCCACAATGCTGCCTTGATGAAATTGCCTCGATAGGCTTCGGACTTCTCCAGTTCTTTTGCCATTGCGGAGACGAGCTTTTCTCTATTTTTGACGAGATATTCGGCGGCGATAGACGGGAGATATTCCACGGTAACGGGCGCGTTCATGCTGCGGCTCCATTGGCTGGCGCCATCGACGCGAGGACGTCAAGAACGATGTCGTCTGTCGGACCTTCGCCCCACTCGTCAGGCTCTTCGGACGGGCGAAAATCGGTTTCGTCCCAATTGCCTTTCCCCATGTTGCATTCGTCGCAGAGGATCTGAAGATTCGACTTTGTCAGCCGCAGCGCCCAATATTTCGAGATCGGCTTGATGTGATCGACAACGATCCGAACCGGCTTGCCGGCGGCGTCAAACTGCCCAGGAGCCGCGCCGCAGCATTGGCAAATACGGCCAAACTCCTTGATGACTTGCATGCGCAGCGTGCGCCAGTCCCACGACTTGTAGAATTCTTCCTTTTCGGTGTGCTTCGGAGCGTATCCGCCGTGAAGTTCCCAGAGCCTAACAGGCGTCGTCAACGAGGCGGCCGGCCCTTTCCTTATCTTCACACGCTTGGCGCGTGGCGTTCTGACCTTTTCAGACCTCGGGAGCATAACCGTATCGCCGAGAATAGCGAAGTCGGCCGGGTTTACCTTGGCCGCCGCGTAAAGCTCTTCGCGCTTTATCCCGTTGATAATCTGCGCCTTCGCCTCTTGAGAGGTTCGAACCCATATTCTGCAGACGCGTTCAATCGCCAGCGTAAAGCCTTCACCATCCTTGCGGCGCATCCCAACTACGAAGTGGATAGCGTCCCAGAACGTTTCCTCTGTCTTGAAAAATCGCTTGTGCAAGCCAAAACGGCCAACAGTCGACTCGATCAAACTCAAAGTCATGTTCATCGTCGGCTTCGTCAGGCGATAGCCGAGGAACTGAAGCTGCTTGCTCACGCCGCATTCTCCGTCGTCGTCTCGCCTTCCTCGATAAAGGCTAGGATGCGATTGTACGTATCGATGCTGATGGGCTTGCCGTCCTTCAGCCTCGTGATCAATTTGCCGTCGTTCACGGCTTTCCGCCCGAACGTCGAAACCGCCATTCCGGTCTTGCCGCAGTGCGTCTCGATGATGTCGATGATGGATTGGTTCGTGATCATGGGAGCTAACATAAATGGGCTTTGTCCCATTTGTCAATGGGCTTTAACCCACGTGACAAAATTTTGCGGTGCGGTATCGATGGGCTATGGCAAAAGAGATTGAGATTCCCGAGGAATGGCCGGCGTGGAAGAAGGAAATTGCCGTTTTCCTGAACGCCCGCGGTCTATCGATGAAGGAGGCTTCGCTGAGGGCAAACCTTGGCGAGACGTTCGTTCGCGATGCCCTGAAACGGGACAAGGAGCCAGCGCACAAAAATTTATTGAAACTACGAACCGCTATTGGCCTTGAATCAGCCCCAAGTATATTAGAAGTTACTGGTCTTCCGATCGCAGGTAAGGCTCAGGCGGGCAGTTATCTGGATGTTTCCCTCGTCGACGAAATTCCAGAGGAAGAGTTGGAAAGAATCCAAGTGGCACGCGACCCGCGATATCCGCACGCAAAGCAGTATGCGCTTCTGATCGTCGGTGACAGCATGAACAAAAAGCTGGACGATGGAAGCTATGCGACGTGCGTTAGATGGGCGGAAACAGGCCTTTTGCCACAGCCAGGCATGCTTTTGCACGTGGAACGACGTCAGGGGCATCTTGTGGAAGTCACGGTCAAGTGTCTGGCAATTCGGGACGGAAAATACTTTTTCGACCCGATGAGCACCAATCCGCTTCATAAGCCGATCGCACTGGATGGCGACGCTGGGACCGAGATCGAGATCGTCGGCCTCGTCACAGGCTCTTGGAAGCCTATTTCGTTTTAATCCCTGCCCTTCCAATTACTCCTCTTCAGAGCAAGATCTATAAAAACATATAACCTTATTAGGTTAAGCCTTATTAGATTTGTTTTCAGTTTTTGAAACTCATCCTGTTTCAGTTTTTGAAACTCTACTCCGTCGACCGCCAGTTTTCTTTCGCTTGTGCGGCATAGCGGCGAAGGCGGCTGCAACCGGATCAATCGGCATCCGCATGCCGTATCTGTAGCTCCCCTTCGGGCCTTTGGTGATCACGAGCAACCCGGCATTGTTCAGTTTGTCGGTCGCTGCCGTCACGGTGGCTATGCTGATGCCCAGCTCTTCCGCAATTCGCGGCACACTCCACCACATTGACTGAACAGAACTCTTGATCTTGCTGGCTATGAAATACGCCACGCGAAAATCGCCGTGCGTGAGATCGCGACGCGTAACGAGGTAGTCGAGCCACTGCCCGCGCCTCGCATAAAAATTCTCGTCTTCGTTTGGAGTCTTCATAAAAATGGGATTTAGCCCAACTTTATGCTTGACGCAATGGGCTTTGTCCCATTATAACTATTCTCATCAGCCGCAGATCTACCGACTACCCCCGGTACGCAAGAAGCGGATGAGACGGAACTCAAACCTAAGAGGCAGACATGGCGCTCTTTTGCGTAACCTACGAAGTCATCGGGTCAATGACCGAGACATTCGATGCTGAAAACCTCGAAGCCGCGAGAGCTATCGCGAACGAGAAAGCAGAGAACGAGAAAACCGAATTCGATCTCGACACAGTCGATGACGTGAATGTCCGCGTGCAGGAACTCTACCCTGTCATGCGCGACGGCAAGAAGCGCTGGGTTTCCTACGTGATGAAAACCGACGAGCGGTTGGAAGCCTAATCAATCACCACCCCACGAACGCCCCGCAAGGACAGCGAAACGTGGGTACGGGCAGCAAGAGGAAGACGACGATGGAAGCCGAAGTTTTACGCGCACTCAGGTTTATCAATGATTTCAAAATCACGTCGTCTGAGTGGCGCGAGAATGGCAAAGCGGCTCGCTCGGCTCCGGAAAAATGGAACCAGTTTCGAATGAGCGGCCCAGATGGGTCAATCACCATAAGCAAGGAAGTCCAGATCAAGGTCAGGGAATTCACCGAGATCGGCCCTCAAGCCGCACACGGCGGGACGATGTACGTCCTGAACGACAAAGGCAAGCAGGTTCTATCGAACTGAACACCATGCCGCCCCTCTGAAACGAGGGTACGGCAGAAAGAGACGGAGAGAGACGATGGGAACCCTGAGCGAACTGATCGGAATAGCCCGCGAATGCAAGGGCTGGACACTGCGCGACCTCGAAAAGGCCAGCGGTGTTTCCAATCCGCTGATCTCTCAGATTGAAACCGGCAAGGTTCGCGATCCTGGCTTCACCACCGTGATCCGACTTTGCGATGCTCTCGGGATAACTCTTGATCGCGCTGCGACCGCTGAACGCTCCAAGCTCGATGTCCTGCGAAAGACAGGGGTATGGAAGCCCGAAGAGCCTGGCATAGAGGCAGCCGAGACGACCGAGACGCCGAACATCGATCCTGAATTCATCGTCATCATCGCTTCGGCTTGGGCGAACGACAGCGGCATAGGCGTCAACTATTCGTTCGATGGAGAACGGTTCAACAATCGCGCCGACGCAATCAAGCACGGGTTCGAACTGCGCGAATCTGACGATTTCAACATCGGTCATACCTATGGCGACGACCTGATTTGGTTCGGGTGGATGGATGAGCGCATCGACGAGCCGGAAGAGACAGCCCGAGAGATAGCGGAGCAAATCGGCCTCACCTTCGACCCACGCTGGTACCGGCTCAAATACTCAAAGGCATCTGGGCGAGTAATTGCCGCCTGACCTCCCCGCTTAAGGACACCGACAATGGCAAGCAACGACAAAGACCCGCTAGGCGGTTGGACGATCCGGAAGGGTCGCGTTCCTCATCGTTGCATGAAAACGTCCTGGGCCAGCGGATGCGGTCGCAAGATCGAAGCTGGTGAGCAATTCGCACAATCAAAGTTTCGCGCCGGCCTGGGTCATGTCGAGCTCTGTCTCGAATGCCACGCTGCTCACACTCAAAAAGCCGCCTGAGGAACCACAAGATGGCAACCAACCGCCAATGGAAGCAGACGCTCGAAGCAGTCCGTCAGGTCGTTGAATCTCTCCGGCCCGATCCGATCGAACGCGTCGATGCCCAGATGATGGCAGACATGGCCGCCTATTCTAAGTCGGCCCAACTGGCGCGCCGTAGGCGGGCGGAATGTCTGTGTTCCGCAATAGTTTTCAAGCTCATCGGCATGGAAGTGGGCCGGGATCACTCCAGATCAATCAAACATCACCTCGCCCGCGGCCTCGAATGGCGCCAGCGCGAGAAGGCAATCACCAACACCGCGCATCCCGTGCGCATCGCAGCTTGAGGAGGCAGAGATGATAGCCGCAGACCTAAGCACCTATCGGACACGCATGAATTCGGCAATCGGACGCGCCTTCTACGCCATGGAGCACGCCAAGGTGGATGACGATGACCGCAAGGCCCTTATCACGCTCTACGGCGACCTCTTGCGCGATGGAAGCTATCTCATCGAGGAACTGACCGGCAACGAAGGCTCGCTCTCTGGAGCATTGGAAACGGTCCTGTCCGACATTGAGGACGCGTTTTCCTGCGCCGCCGCTGCCGCCTCCCATTCTCATCGCGCCGCAGTCTCATCTGTGGCGGGCAGGAGGGTGGGGTGATGGGCGATCCTACGATTGAGCGCCTTTCGCGCGACCGAGACATCATTATCGAAGCCATCAACGAATACGACAGTTTCATGCTGGACGACGATTTCGACGCGCAGGTCGTTCTGGATCGCATCATCGAAAGAATGCGTTCCCGCGCCTCCCTCTCCCACACAGAGGAGATTGGACGATGAGCTTCTATCGCTTCGACAGTCAATTCCGCGAGACGGAATACGAGCGCCAGCAACGCTGGAAGGAAACGAAACGCAAGAGGATAGCCGAAGGCAAGTGCTGGCAGTGCGCCAAGCCAATTGCTGAATGCGATTGTCCGAATGTTGACCATTCCAAGGCTCACGCCCCCTCCACCTCCCAGAACGGAGGCGAACTATGAACGGGATCTACGAACTCATCATCGGTGACAAGGACGGCGATGAAGGCGACCACCGCCACGTCAAGTTCAACATTGTCGGTTGGAAGCAGGCGTTCAACGAGGATTGCAGCGAATATTTCGAGATCAGCGGTATCTGCAAGCCAGAGCGCGCCGATGCAATCCTTAAAGCCGTCAATGCCTTCCAGTCCCTCAAGAACGAGAACGCGAGGCTTCGGGCTGCGCTGAAGTTCTACGCCGAAGCATGGTGCTTCACGACAAATCCCAAACGCGCCGGCCTGGAATGGAAACCCAAGGAAGAGCTGCTAGACGACTGCGGGAATATCGCCCGTTCCGCCATCCAAGATGGAGGGAGCAATGTCTGAAGGATATGTCTACCAGCTTAGATCCGACGCGATACCTGGAAGCGAATGGGTATGTGTCTCGAAGGAAGATTGGATAAAGGCCGAACGCGCTGCGGGATTTCGCCCCGCGCTTTGGTCTGGTCATCCTGAATACATGACAACGTGCGCGACCGGCGGGTTTAACAGCAGCGCGGGAATATCAGGACGCATCGTTCGAGCCAACAGCGATACGGAGACGAGCAATGGCTGAGCGCCCACACCTTCGAGACTGCCCCTTCTGCCACACCAAGGGCACCAACGACGAGCTTATCGTCCTCATGAGCCTGACGGATGTCGTCCACCAATTCGACTACGGCTACACGATCCGCTGCAATCAATGCGGTGCTGAAGTCAACGATGAATATCAGGACGCGGTTATCCATCTCTGGAACGGCACCAAGCCGGATGCTGACGATGAAGAGGGTGAAGACGATGCATAGCCCCCTCACCGATATAGGGGCAAGCGGCCATAGCGTACACAGCGCCCCGCAGATCGAGGGATACACTCCGGTTCCGGTTATCGACCTGGACGGCTATAGCAAGGCTGACCTGATCGAGACAATCAAAGACCGCAGGCGCTTCATAGACAAGGCTATCACAGCCTGCCTCATCGTGCCGCTCTTGATGGCAAATGTCATTCTCTACGGGTTGCTGTTCGTGAACAAGGCCGCGGAGAACATCCACGAATATAACATTGCTCAGGGAGAGCAGTGACAATGGCGCAGGAACCATTTTGCTTTGTTGCTGAAAAAGAAGGCCGCTGCTTCGGCGTCTGCACAAGCGAGCAGGAATATCTCGACGACTTCTACCGGGATTTCGTCGGCTTCCAGATCAGGCCTATCTCCTCGTCAGAGGAATATCAGAAATACATTGCGGTGACGCCTTTCGGCTCTCGCGATGAGGAGTCAAACACATGACCGACACACCAGAACACCTTCGCCTCTTCGCAAAGCTGGCTCTTGAAGATGCTTCATACTGGCGCGAACAGGCGGAGCAATATCCGCAGCGCAGGAATGAATATCTCGCCAAGGCAGAGCAGAGAGAGAGCGATAGCCGGTTCTATTCGGACAAGGCGGATCGCGATGAAGCTTGGCTTTGGACGGAAGATTACGCAATCACGGAGGCCGCAGAATGAGCGACAATACACAGCTTTGGGATAAGCTAGGCAAGACCGACCCTGCCCACACGAAGGCCTTCACACGCGCTGGTGGCTTCAAGGGAACGGCCATCAAACCTATGTGGTCATATAGGCGCATGACGGAAGAATTCGGCCCTTGCGGCAAGGGCTGGGGGATCTACGCGCCGACCTTCCAGACGGTCGTTGCAGGTGACGAAGTGCTCGTCTATTGCACTGTGTCTATCTGGTATGAAAAGCCAGGGCAAATCGCCTTCGGAGTCGGCGGCGACAAGGCTGTGGCTAAGTCTTCCAGTGGCGTTCGCAGCGATGACGAAGCCTTCAAAAAAGCGTATACTGACGCGGTCACGAACGCCCTCAAAATGATCGGGGTCGGCGCAGATGTTCACATGGGCATGTTCGATGACAGCAAGTATGTCAACGGGCTGAAACAAGAGTTCTCCCACGAGAATGAAAACCCTGCTCCGGCCAAGTCATCGGCGCAATTGAAGCGAGATGGCGAATGGGAGCGTGTCTCTGGCGAACTGGAGAACGATCTTCTCGACTGCCATTCGCTCGTCGCTCTCGAAAGCCTGAAGGCAGATTATCGCCAGAAGGTATCAGGCTGGACAGCAGCCTGGAAGAACGCGCTGAAAGATCTGTTCGACGCACATGAGGACAAGCTCATCAAGGCTCGCGAGCAGGAAGAAGCAGAGACCGATTTCCCAGGCGACACAAACATCAAAAACGCCGCTGGCAGGCGGCTTCACAGCCTAGAGGCATAGCACATGAAAACGATCACAATTGCCGGCAGGCTGACCAAAGACGCCGAGATGAAACGCAGCCGAGACGGTGACGCAATCCTCCAGTTCTCCGTTGCAGTCGATGATTTCGACGGAAAGGACAAGACCACGATCTATTTCGACGTGGCACTGTTCGGCAAGAGAGCACAGAGCCTGGAGCAGCATCTCGTCAAGGGAACAAGCGTCGCTGTCGCTGGCGATTTCAGCACCTTCAACGCCGATAGCGGCAAGACGTATCTGAAGGTACGTGCAAGCTCGATAACGCTCCTGGGCGGCTCTCCTAAGCGGGAGGAAGCGCCACAGCGGCAACAGCCAAGGCCTGCGCCAGCGCGTGATGACAGGCGCTTCATGGATGACATGGGCGGAGACGAAATTCCTTTCATGTATAATTGGAAATAGCGATGGCTACTAGATGCATCTCATGCAGAGAAGAGAAGGAGTCAGAGGGTTTCTATTCACACCCTCAGATGAAAAATGGGCACGTCAACGTATGCAAGGAATGCCATAAAGGGCGCATGAGATCTCGATCGCGCACGAATGTCAAAGTTCAAGAGTATGATAAGCGACGGGCAAAAACCCCAGAAAGAATTGCTAAGGGTAAACAAATCACAGATGCATGGCGTCTGAACAATCCAGTAGCATATTCGGCACACACCGCAGTTTCAAATGCCGTCAGAGACGGGCGACTTAAAAAGCTTCCATGCGAGTTTTGCGGCGAAATCAAGGTCCATGCTCATCATAAAAATTACCTTGAGCCGCTAAATGTAGTTTGGCTGTGCGCCAAATGTCACCATCGACTGCACGCCATGTTTCCTGAACTAGAAGGGAAAAACAAACAAATCGACAGAAAGGAGAACGTTGATGGCACAGCGCATTGTCGAAACCGAATATGAGCGCAAGATGCTCATCAAGTTTGTCGAGAGCCAACCTTTGCCGCTCACTGTCAATGTCCAGTCAGTCGGTAAGAGAACAGCACTTCAGAACAGGCTTAATCGCCAGTGGATGCTGGACATTGAAGCCCAACTGGACGGCTGGACGGCGGAATATGCCCGCGGCTATTGCAAGCTCCATTTCGGCATTCCGATCCTGCGCAACGAGGATGAAGACTTTTGCCGGGAATATGACGCAGTGGTCCGTCCGTTGCCCTACGAAGCAAAGCTCAAACTTATGCAAGTGCCGTTTGATTTTGGGGTAACGCGCCTCATGACCGTCAAGCAACAGACGGCGTATCTCGACGCCATTCATCGGCACTTTTCAGAGCAAGGCGTCGTGCTGACAAATCCAGACGATCTGAAGTTCGGTGCGAGGAAAGCAGCTTAGTTCCGGCCCGCCAGCCGGAATGCCAGCGAGGGCCGTCATAGCTCACCCTCCCGAGAAACCCCCGTGGTGGTCCTCGCTGGCAACTTGAACATAGAGGAACGAAGATGAGCGAGCAGGACAAAAACAACGCCTACTTGGCGAAAGAACGCCTTGAGCACATGGCGAAGGAAAGCGCTCTGTCAATTGGCACATATTGCATAACTGGCGATCACAGGGGACTTTCTGTAGCGGTCCCATTCTTGACTAATGATCAAGCCGTCGATGCATTTAAGGAAGTTTGCAAGCTGCTAGAGAATTCGTTCATATCGTACATCTACCCGACGTTCCCGCTTCGCGAAAAGTGGATTGACGGATACGCTGGTTTTTTCACAAGCGAGATTGACGACAGAAATTTTGTAAGCTGCCGCGATGTGTGGGACTTCGTCTACGGCGAAAAGAGAGGTTCTGTTTCGGCTGAGGCCCTCGCCGACTTCCTAAGTCGAAAAGGCGAAACTAAATGAACAAAATCATCCGCCGCATTCTCCGCCAATGGCAAATATGGAGAGACAAGAGAACAGCAGAGGCAAACTACCGCCGGCTGATGAAGAAGTACCCAGAGCTATCCCGCATTGACCAGGCACAAGCAGAAGCGAGACGGAAGCACAGGCCATGCCAGCATTTTGATGCTGCAAGACAGGCTGCGGTGCTGATGCTGTTGAGGGAGGGTAAGTGATGAAAATTGTCGCTGCGGCAGTGAAATATCTGCCCACTAGAACTGATAAAAACTGCCCACAATACAAAGCGATAATCATATCTTCGCCAGCACCCGCACGGCATTCAGATATCCTGATCCCGATGAGTCAGATGCATCCTACGGCCGCTCATGAAGCAGAGCAAGGATTTCTAACAGATACAGGGGAGTTTCTAGGCCGTATAGGGGCAAAGCAGCTCGTTCGTGATACCAAGCAGCCGACGATCCGCAACACTCACCAGACCGAACTATTCTCAGAGGATTTGTGGTGATCAGGCGAGAATTCACCCGTAACCAGAAAGAACAGATAATCGAGCGCAGCAAGAATGCGAACGGCGAAATTTGCTGCGAAGGATGCGGGTTTGTGCTAGGGTTAAAGCATTACGAAATAGACCATATTCTCGCCGAAGCATTGCGACCCGAAGCCGACAAGACGCGCCCAATCACCATAGCGGAAGGCCAACTACTCGGCAAGGAATGCTGCCACCGCGGCGAAGACGGCAAAACGAACAAGGACGTTAAGGCGATCGCCAAGGGCAAGCGCCAGTACAACGGGCATAATGGCATCCGCACGCGTCCCGTCGCCAAAATCCCAGCCGCACCATTCCCGAAGTCCGAGCGCACAGCTTCCCGCCAGCCCAAGCAAACGCTGCCCTACAGGGCGCTGTATGAAGCGAAGGAAGAACAACCGTGATGCTGGAAGCGCTTAGATCATTCTTTTCCAAATCAATTCGGCAGGCTGCGGAAGAAGGCGCGATGAAGGCGGCCCGCACCTATCTTGAGCACAGGCTCCCAGATGTCATTAACGAAGTCGCGCGCGAGAAATTCGCGGCAAACCCTGACATGCATCTAACAAATGCAGGCTTTGGGTTCGCGATGGCGCTCGAACTTAACGCATTGTGGCCAGATTTGGATACGGGTACCGCAGCCAAATGGATGTGGGATTATATCCGCGATGGGCTTGATGTTGACAAAAGAGAATGGACGCCCGCGACGGCCAAGCGTCTCGCTCAATCATATGCATCAGAATATGGAGAGCAACCATGACCACACCAGACCTACCAGAGCCAGCGGCGTGGATCAGTCGGAAAGGCCTTCGCGCCATCAAATCGCACGGGTTTGCCATGGCTGCAAAACGCAAGGAGGGGCATTATACCGTCCCGCTTTTCACCCTCGACCAGCTCCTAGCCGAACGCCAGCGGGCAAAAGAATGCGACCCGGAAGCATGCAAGGCGCATATCGACGCGTTCAGGCAGCGCGCCGAGACTGCAAACGAACTTGCCCGTCTGGCCTATTCGTCCGACGAACATTTCACCGTGTGGAAGGAATTGCTCGCCCGCGCCCAAACAGCCGAAGCCCTAGCAGAAACCAACCAGTTCTGGGCAGAAAAAGAGCACGCTGAGGGGGTCAGATTGTCGGAACGGCTGAAAGAGGCAGAGACCATCATAGAGCAGCAACGGAAGGCTCTCAAACCGCTCGCCGCGTCTGTCTTCAATGACAACGGTGACATGGGCGTCAATCTCTACACGCCAGATGCTGAGACGTTCGTTGCGGCCTATTTTGCCGAGCGCGCCGCCGCTCAATTCATGGAGGCAAAGCCATGAGCCAGATTAGCGACGAAATCATTTCGGAGATCGCCGTCAAGGCATGTGCTGAAAGCAATCAGGCGAGCGGTCCGATCGGGATAATATTCAGCGGCTCTCCGTATGACTGCGCCAAGCGCGCGGCACGCATTGCCCTCGAATCTGCGCTGGCGGCACAAGCCGTCGCGGTGGTGCCGCTGACATTCGAAAAACAGAATGTCGAGGGGACGGCCTGGTGTTCCGAGATGGCTGTAGGCGGCTATTATGTCGTAAAATTCGACGGTGCGCATTGGATAGGCGTTCTCAGAGGATTGATCATCGCGCAGGAAGATTCTCGCGACAAAGCGATGGCGGCCGCACAGAAGCATCATTCAGACGGAATTCTTTCCGCCTTAGCCTTCCGGCCAGATCAATCGAGAACGCTAGCGATCGAGGAGGCTGCACAAGTCGCGGCTTCCTTTGGCGGTACATGGTCTGGGAGTAGGGATGTTAATGTAGCTGTGCAAGAGGCTGCGGTTGACGATAAAGTAAATGAAATCGTCGATGCCATTCGCGCCCTTTCCGCTCTCGCCTCCCCGCCAGGGCCGCAGGACGGTTGGCGGCCAATCGAGACTGCGCCGAAGGACGGACGTGATATTATCTTGGGCGGCTGCAAAATTGGCCCCTCCGTCCGCGTGGCGCATTGGGGCGCGGGTGCGTACAACCGCAAGACTAAATCCTATGACTTAGACTGGACGAGCGTGACGGCGTTCGGGTTCGGTCCGACGCACTGGCAGCCTCTTCCCGCCGCTCCCAAGCCGGAGGCGACAGAGTGAAAGACATCGTCGATCTTCTCAAAGACGCCGCCTACGTCATGTACAAATCAGGCTGGCAGAGCAGCACCATTGCGGGCGAGGCTGCGGCGGAAATCATTCGCCTCCGCTCCGAACTCTCCAAAGCCCAACCGAAATGGCAGCCAATCGCAGCTGCTCCAATGGACGGCACGGAAATCCTCGGTTTCGGCTCTGCCTCATGGCGCGGCAAGAAATATGCGCCGGCTCATCACGTCGCATGGTTCGCAGATGGGAAATGGCTGGGCCGCGATCCGGATGCAGACGTTGAATTGCATCTCACCGAATGGACGCCGCTTCTGGCGGCTCCGAAACAGGTTGTGCGCCAGGAAGGAGAGCGGCCGTGAGAACGCTTCCAGACATCGCTCGGGCGACTGCAAAAGATATCGCCGAAATAGTTCGGCTAGCGCCATGCTGGATACTCGGCCATAAGCCGGTGCGAGGGCCACTTAAGAGATCACCGAACACGGTCTATACCCATTGGATTGAAACGCATTGCAGCCGGTGCGGTGAACTGCTTTCATCGCACCGGCTGTATATCGACGCGCTTTCATATCCTGAATATTATCGGGAAGGCTACGAGAACTTGCCGCCAGATCCAGTCTCCCGGAAGGTGCAGGAAGGCGACAGCACATGACCTCGCCCGATCCCGACCGCCTCGTAAAAGCAATCTACGCCAAGCGCGCCATACGCGACCGTAACATAAAATCGTCGGAGCATTTGCGGGCGGCTGTTGAAATCGGGGAGAAGGTGTGATGTCCCTGTTGACACCCGACGAGGCCGCGAAGGAGCTTGGGATATCCGGCAAGCAATTGCGTGAACTTTCCGCTCATGGCGACTTGCCGTTCATCAATGTGGGCTTGGGCGCTCGTCCGGCACGACGATATGAGCCGTCCGATATAGAGGCGTTCAAGGCGGAACGGAGGACTATTTCATGCCCGTCTTTAAGCGACCCGGCGCCGAAACCTACAGCTACGATTTCCGGCTCAAAGGTGTTCGACATTCAGGCAATACTAGCTGCTCGACAAAGCGAGAAGCGGAAAAATACGAAGATGCCGTCCGGAAGCAGGCCCAAGCATCCATAGCCGACGAACGCCAGCCAATGACGATGGCCGTTGCCGTCCTGAAATATTGGGAGGAGGTTGGCCAGCATCACGCCAACAGCGACACCACGCTTAAAACCTTGGCATGGATCGAAAAGGAACTCGGCAAATCCAAACGGGTCTCGCAGATCAAGAGCGCTGATATCGCACGCCTCATCGCGAAGCGTCGTCTTCCGGACGCTAAAGGCAACAGTTTGAGCCATGCGACGGTAAACAGGAGCGTTACGCAGCCAATGCGGGCCATATTGGCGCGCGCTGCGGATACTTGGGGCCAGCAGGTTCAGAAAATTGAATGGTCGAAATATATGCTTAAGGAGCCGCAAGAACGCGTCCGCGAGTTGCATGCCGACGAGGAAGCCAGACTTTTTTCCAAACTGCGCCTCGATTATCATCCGATCGTGAAGTTTTCCCTGCTGACTGGCTGCCGGATGCAGGAATGCCTTGATCTGACATGGCGCCAAATAGATTGGCGCAATCTACAGATACGCGTCACGGGAAAAGGCGACAAGACGCGAACGATACCGCTGGCGAAAAAGGTGAAATCTCTGCTTTGGGTGTTGCCACGTGCCGATGAGCGCGTATTTACCTACGCCAGCAAGAGGGCTGACCATGCTCCACGCGGCAAATTGCTGCCGATCGAGCGTGAAGGGCTGAAGTCAATTTTCGAGCGCGCCATAAAAGCAGCAGAGATAGAGGACTTCAGTTTTCATGATCTACGCCATACCTGCGCCACGCGCTTGCTGCGCAAGACCGGCAACCTGCGTTTGGTGAAGGAATTGCTCGGACACGAGGATATCGCCACGACGCTGAAATATGCCCACGTGACGAAGGATGATCTGCGGGACGCCATGGATTCTGTTGGCGATGAAGAAATTAACACGGGAAACGCCACCGGCGAAATAGAGGCCCTAGATAAGTGATTGAAACAATGTATAATATAGCCTTGTGGCTATCCGCCCCCCAGTCAAGTGCGCTACCAGGCTGCGCTACACTCCGGCCGTGGAAAGCCCTTAGAATATCAATGCTTAAAGCGCAAGCGAGAATTTCCGTCACTCAGAACAACACGGAATTTTCGCCATGCGTGGTGATTTACGGCGCGCAGATTCACACGGAAATCACACGCAATGTTTCTCAAACGTTCTGGAGGCGTCATGTCAGAAGAAACGCAGACGCAAACAATGGTCGAGCGAGTAGCGCGGGAGCCCCACGACAAAACCGGTGTTCTTGAACGATTGGGTATGCTGGCGGGACTTGGCGCGGATGCCGGCGGAGAGAATGAAGCCGCCCCGGATCAGAAAAGCATTTCCGAGGCTATGAGGTTCGTTGATAACCATGAATTTCTCATGGAGAAACCTTTGCCAGGATTGGATCACAATACCGGTGCGGTTGTCCTTGAATTCCATGGGAAACTTTTTGGCTCAATCTGCTTTCTCGGGCGGGGGATCATGGAAGTCTATATAAACGATGGACAAAAGAGTGATCTATTTACAGCGGCGGGCAATAGCCGGAAGGCTAGGAATATCCTGACTAGGATCGGCGTGCATGAGATTAGCAGTTAGACACGCGGATTTTCAATCCGAACTTCATGCAGCCTTTTCAAGGGCGAAAACTGGAATACGTGTCAAACCAGCATTCGTGAATCAATAGCTTAGCAGAGATTTGTCAAACTGGAGGAAGGGAATGAGCAGTTGGTACGATGCAGCAAAGCAGTACATTCGCGAACTTGACGCCAAGCTTCCGGCTGACCTGCCTTTTCAAAAGCGTGTCGCCGCAGTTCGTGACGCTTATCCATGGGGAGAACGGAAGCACTGGCCGTATACAAGCTGGCTCAAGGCTCAGCGAGAGTATCTGGCGCGGTTTCAAAAATCAGATACGGCAATACCCGAAAAGCATCTGTCACCTCTGGAGCGACTTATGCGCAAGGGTGCGTAGGAAGCCATAGATCCTAAGGAGAGACGGAATGAGCACCTGCCCGAACTGCAAACGTGAGTTCGATACCAACGTGAAGGGCGCATATTGCGAGGAATGTTGGCGCGCATGGTGCAGAGATGATGCGAGCTTTGAACGTCGTTTCGTCCAACTGATCTATCGTGCGGCCCCTCCCCAATCTCCAGCCAAGGAGGGGTGAATGAACGTGAAACTAGTCCAGTGCAAATGTGGCGGTGAAGCAAAATACATATGCGAATGGGGAATGGACGATCAATTCGTCTGCACCAAATGCGACTATAAAACGAAATCGTATTATGATGGCGACCTGTATGCCGCCGACGAATGGAACCGAAGAAATACCGATCGGCCGTCAGCGCTACAGGAAGAAGTCATGAGACGAAACGCCGCTCTGTATGCGTATGTTCATCGCCGAGCCATCCAATGAACCCGCACAAGCTGTCAGAACGCCTATGGCCCATCATCTTCGCCCTTCTGCCTATCGTGCTTGCTGCTGGCACTGTGATAAAATGGATGGGCTGGGGAAATTGAAGGAGGAAGGGAATGCTAGCGCGCTGGACTAGAATAATGCCCTACTTTATCGTGGTTTGGTTCACGAAGCGAAACGCCGAGCGACTTGAAGTCGTCCCTGGATATCTGAGCGCCAATCCGTATCGAGGTGAAATTCTCTCGTGGCGCAAAGGGAAATGACCGCCGCCAACGACACCCTCGGCCGCTGCATAGACAACGGCTATTCGATCTATGTGTGCTGTGACGCAGTTAGCTGTAGCAACACGAAGAAACTGGATCTGGATAAGCTGGCGGCAAAGCTTGGCCGTGATCATGGCGCGTTGCGAGCCGATTTGATTGGGCTCGGCTTCAGGTGCTCGAAGTGCGGTAGCCGAGATATCAGTTTCAGGGCAAGCTCTGGAGGGACGCAGTCTGATTATTTCCAAGTGGGTGACGACGAGCCTTTTTAAGGCTTCTTGACGCCAAGGCTACGATAGAAATTCACGACGCCGTTCTCTGCCCTGATTTCGTCCACCTTGATCCAACTTGGCAGAAGTTCGGCGGCGTGCGCAGCATCAAGGGCCACAGCCAGTTGCGTCTTGACCGGACCTTCCCGCTTCATTTTCCTCGCCTGTTCAAGACGGGCGAAATCTTCATCGCTCATATCGAGAAGGCTGTTTAGGATATTTTCGGGAACGGCGGTGATTTGTTTTCTTGGCGGCATTTATGTCTCTCCCTCAATTGGAGGGGAAACAAGCACGGTGAATGTGGTAGAGTCAACAACTACGGAAGGATAAACGCCATGATCGAAATCACCGTGTTGCCTCCCATGGGGCATCAATACTGTCCGGAATGCGGCAGGGGGTATCACGAGCCGCGCAATGGCGAATGCCGTTGCATGTTCACGAGGGTAGTTTCAATGAATGTTCAGGCCGCCCTTGATGACAAATATGACAACGGCCCCGATAACGGCCAAGACAACGGCCCACAGCGCCTTTGAGAACCCGTTGCGGATGTCCGTGACTTTATCGGCGACACCATCGAGCGCATCCACCTTCCGTTCGATCTTGTCGAGCCTGGAATAAAGAGCTTTATCTCTCTCGTCTTCCCGGGCCACGGCGATAGCCCGGCTTGTCTCGGCAATCTCCAGCGCCCTCACTCGCCCCTCCAATGAGGTATAGGATTGGGTGACGGCTGATATTGCCTCCCCGAGCCTGGTTTCATTTGCCGATAGACGGTCGATAATATGCTTCTGTTCGTCATCGGCCATCCGGTCGAAGCCTTTCAATGCGGGATGCTATGCGGGTATGGAAAAGCCGCCTCGGTGGGCGGCTGGGGATGGGAGATTGTGCCGGTCTTTCCCGACTGCCAGACCCCATCACCCTGATGGCAAGGAACCTGCCGAAGCAGGAACGGAATTGAACCGTATTGCTCACTCGATCTCGGTCAACGAGGCGGAGTCGCACCGCACCACCCTCGGACGCCTTACGGCGAAACTTAGGACTGCCTCTTGTCCACGGCCAAATGCCGCCAGTTCACTGTAGCATTTCCGGCGCCGGAGAAATAGTGGTTGAACCGCACGGTCCAAAATCCGCGGGTGCCGGGCTGGATAACCACCGGCATGGTGAGGTCGAGCGTTTCGGCTATATCTCCCGGTCCTGCGGTGCCGAATGTCGTCGTTGCTGCGGTGAGGCACGAATAGTCAACCGAGTTCGGCGAATTGGTGGATTGGTTATATTCCGACCACAGTTCGGCGGAAACAAGATTTGTCGCGCCCGACGCAATGGTGCATTGAGCTGAGACGTCGAAGATATCTCCCGGGCTGTCGTTGCCGGCGGAAATGTCCATGATCATGCGGCACCGCCCAGCGCCCGTCGAACTCATGGTGAGGATGATGTCTTTCGTCCCGTCCGCATTTGTTGCGCTGGTCAGTGCGCAACTGACACCGGCATCCACAGAACCGTTCGTCATGCCGGCAGGAGCAGTTCCGGTGAAGCCGCCGATCGTGCCGCCAGAGAGGGTGAGGAAACCCGGATTGCTGAAAATCTGCAAGCCAAGCGCCGGAGTTTCGCCGCCGAACACCTTGCGGATCGGCAGCGCGGGAACCAGCGGCGTCATCAGCGCGGCAAAGGCGCGGCCGACAGGCACAGCAGCGTTCACCAGATAATGCGTGCCATCCGTGGAATAGCCGCTTTTGAAAGCAATCGTAGTTGTCGTGAGATCGAGGATGAGCGCTGCGAGATCGAAACATACAACCTGGCCGTTGGCGCGCGAACGGGCCGCATAAGCCTTGACCAGCGAGTTATAGCGCTGAAACGCAGCACGAGCCGCTGTGCTGCCGTTAAGTCCTGTAGAGCCAGGATCGGTCACGAGGATGACGGTCATGCCAGCCGCAATGAATTGCTCGCAGGCCGGCTTCACGTAATTGATAAACGGGTCGCTTGACGCGCTCAACGTGATATCGTTGACGATGCCGAAGATCATGACGAACTTGGCGTCGGACGCGATGGCTTGGTTGATATTGGCCTGCGATAGATATTGGTCGGATCGCTGTCCCGAGACTGCATTATTGCCGACGACTTTCATCCTCTGGCCCATGCGGGCGTTGGCCTGGTTGAACCAATGCATGCATGAGAACTGATACTGTGTCGTGACGTCAGTAAAGCCGTTCGCCTGCCGGCTGTCTCCGGTCTGGAAGATATGGTTAGGATGGCGCTGTGCCGCGTCCCATGTAGTCATGTCAGTTGCTCCGTAGAATGATGACCGGGCCGCGATTGTTCGTCACGACAGCGTTTTTCTGAGTGACGAATTCCCAATGAAGGCCTGCAGGCGCTGGGAATGGGGCGAGCGCTGCAGCACCGCCGCCGCTCAGAGCAGGCGAGCCAAGGGCTATGCCAATGATGATGTTCGTCATGGCGCTTCCATCTTGGATTTGAGATCACGGTGAAAAGCGGCGCAGTTATCGATCTGGAGGTCGACCGCATCGGCGTTGAGTTCCCACTGCGCCTGCACCCATCGGAATTTGTCGCCAGTCTTGGGCGTCACACGGTCCATGTGTTTCGTGCAGGTGGCCGGCTCTTCGGGGATCTGTGGTTTCGCCTGAGCGCGCCCCTGAATGGTCGCCGCCTTCTCGATCCGGGCGTTACTGGTGACGCACGCCCCAATTGGCATCGTCAGAAGTCCAAGAGCAGCCGTCTGCATTGTCTGCCGCAATGCGCTGCGCCAGTTTGGCATTTGCATCGTCCTTTGCTTGGGTGGCGGAAAGTTCTCGCTTGCGCGCTTCTTCGAGAGCCTGTTGCGCGGCCTGCTTATCGTGTGCTTCCTTGGTGGCCTTGGCTTCGGCCGCAGTCTTCTCAGAGAGCAGGACATAGCCTTGCAGGACGGCGTGATCATGCGAGATCAGCCAGAGCTTGCCGCTGACAATCAGGGCGACGATGAGCATCACGCCGCCGGCAATCTTGCCAAGCGGTGAGAAAAGGAAGGCGATCATTGCTGGTTCGCTCCGGGTTGCGGCTGCCCGTCGATCGCTGCGGGCGGGTCTTTGTAGGGAAGGCCAGTCCCCGTGCGCCAAATGGCTGCTACGTCCTGCACGGTGGCAAAGCCGGTATAGCCCAGCACCATTACGGCAATCAGCCAGAGCCAACCCGAGGCGATTGTCTCGTTGACCTTCGTGTCAGGTGCGCCAATGAGCATTTGAAGCTGGTAGCAGCCCCACGTCACCACCGGATAGATGACGATCCGACGCCAAGTCCAAGAGGGGTGGCCTGATTTTTCGTCAGCCATCAGGAAGCAGCGCCCTCGATCGCGGCCATGAACTTCTTGCCGTAATCCGCAATGGTGTTGGCCTTATCCAGCCCGTTGATGATCTTGCGGGCATTCACCCAATCGGCGACAGTGTCATGGAAATAATCGCGGAGCTTCTTGCCCGTGAACGTTCCGTTTTCCATGCCGAGGAACATAATCTTCGTCGCCGTCTTAGGATCGAGTGCCTTATCGGGATCGTCGGCAAGGCCGAATTTCTGGTAGTTGGCATGGCCTGTGATCTGCACCAGCCCCCTGCCCCGATATTTGTAGCCATCGCCATCGGCGGCTGGCGTGTTGCCGAGCCGCGCCGCGAGCGCGCCCGTGTCATACTTGTCGAAATAGTGCACGCCGCCGAATTCGGCGATCGGCTGCATGTGCTGCGCCGTCTCGTGGTAAGCCGTGGCAAGCATATAGGCCAGCCAGCGGTGATCGGTCAGGCCTTCGGCGTCCCATTCGTCAAGGATCGCGTCGATGCCGTCAACTTGGGACTGCGTCAGGCGATTTGCAAACAGCGACGTGCGCACGCTGGCGAAGAAGTTCGCGCGGTTCATGATTGTCTGTCCTTGTTGGAATGAAAAAGGCCCCCGAAGGAGCCTGTTGAACGATCGCCGATTGCGGGCTATCTATCCGCCAGTGGCATTTTCAGGATCGCGTTAGGCATGGTTGAATCAGCGGTATTTGGACGAAGCAATTTCATTGGCTTCCCTGGCGACGTGGTGCAGAAAGCCACCGAATTTGAACTCACTCATGATCGGCCCGGATTTGAGGATCACGAAAATCTATTCTGCTTCCCTGGTGCAGATGCCCTTTACCGCGAAGACGGAACAATCGTCCAATCAAGTAGACAATGGTATTTTGCCGAAGGCATGAAGTACCCCGTTCCGACGCATCGAAAAAATAAGTTCGACGCAAAGTCGCAGATGCATAAGGTTCCTACGCCCGGGTATGATATCGAAACGAGAGAGGTTGCGTTTATAGGGAATATCATCCCCCATTGGGGTCATTTTCTCTATGACAGCCTCGCTAGGCTTTGGGCCTTGTCTTCTGGCTGTGTAGCCCCGGACCGCGATATTGTCCTTTTCACTAGCAAGTGGCCCCGCGTCCCCTTCGCGGAGCCAATCCTATCTTCGATCGGAATACCCTCAGATCGTATGAATGCGCCAGCTCGTCCTACCCTGTTTAGGAAAGTCCGCATCTATCTTCCATCGGTGAATGACATGTTCCGGATTTCGACATTTCATGGCGAAATTCACCGATATATTGCCACGGCCATGCAAACCAACCGAAGATTTGACAGGCCGGTGTTTATTTCCAGATCTGGCCTTGACCGCTCTCTAAAGACATTTGCGAACGAAGAAATCATCGAGAAGTTAGCCGTTGAACGCGGCTATGAGGTAATCCGACCCGAAACACTTCCGGTCGGGGATCAAATTGCCCTGTTCTCGACGTGCCCCTATATCCTTGGTAGTGTCGGGTCAGCGTTTCACAGCATCCTTTTTGAGCCACAAATCGGTGAACGGATACGCGTAATGCTTTGCCCGGTGAACAGTGGCAGGCGTTTCCCGATGGTTGATGCCGTTTGCCGCGGCCACACATCGCTTTACTTGAATGTTGCGCCCGCAGTCATGGAGCGTAATCAGGTCGTTCCAATAGACGTCGACAAGACCTTTGAGTATCTAAATAGCCTGCCCTGCGGCTGGTGAGCGCAGTTTAAGCGTGACTACTATGGACGCCGATCGATGTGACAGCGAGCTGGTGAGATACGCAAGACAATGTGCCGCCGCTGCTCTGGTAGACCTCCGTCCGGAGGCTGTCGCCCTTTGCCAGCCTCACCGGCACGTGCAGCGTCAAATACGTGTCATCCCCATTGATGGCATTGAGGAAAGCCCTGCCGTTCGGAATAATTTCGGTGCCATTCACCAGTAAACGGACGCCTCGAATGCCGGTCGAGTTGGAGGAGAATCTAGCGTGAGCCACGACAAGAGACCAGCCTTCAATCGGCGACTTAACGATATTCGCGTTCGTCGAATGGTCGTGACAGGCGAGCGTATCTTCCGGGTCCGGATCAGTGGTGAAATCCAGAGACGTCCATGTGTTGTTGGAAACGCTCTGACCGCCGGCCGCTGCCAGTGAGTTGACGATGACTAGGGGACGATGGGGCCCGTAAACATGGCCGCCAGAATTGGCCGGCCCTGTCGTGGCGATGGTATGGCCGATAGAATTGAAGTTGATCGCCTCGATGCCCTGGAAACCGTAACCACTAGATTCAATGCCACAGTAGAGGCCGTATTGCATCGTGGGCGACACTTGATCGTCATAGGCCGTATTGTTGGCAAAACGGATTCCCCGCGGCCACATGCCGTTTTCCGGGTGATCGTTCTCGATGTCGAAGCCAGCCGAATAGCCGGCAATATAACTGTTGCCATCGACGATCGACGGCTTGCCAGGGTTGATTGCACGGTTGCCGACAACGTCCATATAACCAGGATCAGGCTCGGTACCATCGCCTGACTTTGGACTGAAAATAAATCCAAACCGACCGCAATCTTCCGCGACATTGCCGATGATTGAACCGTGCCGCTGCGAATTCGCCCATTTGAAGCCGGCCGAGCAGCAGTTGCTGGCATAATTGGCCGTGAAGGACGCGCCGCGCACGCCGTCGGAACCGGTATGATCAAACCCCTGGTCGACCCGATCGACAATATTGCCGGTCGAGACGAGGCCGCGGATGAGCGAGAACACATGTCCGCGAGAGCGTTGATGCGATGGCGTCAACGGATTCCCATTCAGATAGCCATAGAGTCTGTAGATTTTATTTGATCTATAATCGACATCGGCCGCGTTGTAGACCCAGATACCATTGATAACGTCATCGCTTGGAACGGAACCGGCAGACCAGTGTAAATCACGTACAATATTATTGTTGATAGTGACATTGCCAACTTGCGCAGCAGACCCTTGCACTTGAATGCCGTTGATAGTGCCGCCGTTGAAAATCTCGCAGTTCGTAATTCTGACGTTGCTGCTGTCCTGTACTTTAAGGCCAGCGCCGTAGATATTGAACGAAGGTGAAACATAGCCTGCAGTGAAATCGCCACCACAATCGATTTCGAGCCGATCTATGTCGACCTTGTTAAAGCCGACAATGTACAGCGTCTTGACTGTCGTGTTGGCCTGATCGCCGCCCGTGTCGCCAGCCTTGGGTGTGAGTTGCTTCAGTCTCAGTCGGCGGATGCCAGTGAATGAACTCGGCTGCAGAGTGCCCGCAACAGCATAAATGCGTTCTCCGCCATCGACGGGATAGCCTGATTGGAGTGCTGCCAAAACTGCGGCGGTATCATCATTTGAACCGTTTCCCGCATCGGCTGAACTTGTGAAGTCCAGCGGCGACACGGTTAGAGCATGCGGGAAATACGGGTCGAGCTTTCCAAACATATTCGATTGTCCTTGGAATTAGCGCCAATCGCCATCGGCCGGGAAATTGATCCCGTCGAATGAAACGTAGTTGAGATCGGCGCCAGGGCCGGAATTGTTGGTACGGTCGACATAGACAAGGCCACGATCCGTAGACAGGGCATTGTTCGCGCCAAGGATCGTCACATTGACCGTCAGCCCGTTGGTCCGAGTGCCTACTTTTGCGGCGCCAGCTGGGACGGCAATCGTCTTGTCTTTCGCCGGTCTCCAACCCTTGGGAAGCTGAAAGGCGGAATTCGAAGCGCCAACGGCGTCGACATCAAAGTCGAGTCGTCCGTACATGAAGACGCGGCCCGTCCTGTCGCGCTGCAGTTCTATGCCGCCGCCGCGATAGTCGGGAGAAGTTGTCAGATCAACAGGAGTATTTGGAGGGTTTGCGGCGACATAGGTGCCGGTGGAAAAGCTCCAGCCGGTTTTCAATTGTGATGTGGCAAGCTTATAGATATCCAGTCCGCCAGCATTGGCTGTCGCCCCGCCGCCTTCCATGAGGGCTTGTTGAGGGGCGCGGCTATCGATGACTTCAATGCCGAAGATTTGGCCGTAGTTGGAATCGCCGCTGTAACTGGTGAGGTTGTCGATCTCGCAGCCGAAGAAATAGATTGCCCGCTCCAGATTTGGCGTATGCCCGGATATCGCGGTGTTGATCGCATCGGCCGGAGGCGTGATCGTCACCCAACTGCCAACGCCAACGCCTGGGCCGCTCTGGGATGTCTTGGCTCCATTCCAATAGGCCCGCCCCATTTCGGAAATCTTGAAGGCGTCCACGCCGTTCGTGAAAACTTCATCGACATCCGCGTCAAGCAGATAGATACGCAACGATGCCCTGCGTGCCGGCTGAGTGCGCTTCTTGTCGTCGGTGCGCTCGCAACGGGCCGCGAGAATACGTCCGTTGCAGATCGTGAGCGGCGTGGGCTCGTCCCAAATCTGACCACCATAGCTATCCGTGGGGCGCACGAGATCGAAATCGAAGGTGGCTAGATTATCCGTCGACCACCAGAATTTCGAGCGCGCATCGCTGTTGGTATCCTCGTCTGCGGTTAAGTCAATATCCGTGCCACGGCAGAACCCGCAGAGGCGCCCCGAGCCTGCATTGACAATCGTGCCTTCATTGCCAGCGAACCCCATATAGGCAATTGTCGGGGCTATGGAATACAGTGAATTGTACCGAACGACATGCATACCCTGTGCGCTGCCGAGCGTGGTCAGGATGTCGCCGTTATCCGCAAGAGCGAAGGAATGCTGATAACGCAATGAGCCAGAGGCAAGCGTGATGGAGGGCCATAGCGCTTGATAGACAGCGTCCAGCGTAGACGTGATGTCCACCATGGTGAAATCGCCATCGCTCGCGTCCTGAAGGTCACAGGTGGTGACAAGATCGCCGGAATCGAGATTGGCATTGCCGGATGTCGTGAACTCGAAATATGCCGCAGTGGCATTCGTGATCGCGACTGTATTGCTGATCAGCGTGGTGTTGTTGATCGTGCCGCCCGCTACCATGTCGACGCCGTTGATCACAAGCACCGGCATCGTGACCACATCGCCAGCAAAATAGCCGTGATCGGTGAGGTAAATGCGAATTTTAGCCGCGCCGTTGAATGTGCGCGCATTGCAGCTAGAGCGGATTTTCCGATAGTCTGCAAGCTTCCGATGCCAGATCGAATAGCTCCGCACCGTCCCATCGGTGAGATAGAAATACGGGAATAAAACCTGCCGGCCGCCGCGGTTGACGCCAGCCGCCATACAGGTGAGGTTGTCGTTGTTGCCCGTGCGCGTGGTTTTGAAGCCGGTCTCGGGACGCAAGATGACTTCCGGAAAGCCAAACGATGTCCCGCCATCAACCGAGCGCTGCATTACCAGCATGTTGTCTGCGGAATGGTGACCACTGCCGACGACGTAGGGAACGAAGATGGCCCCATGCGGGCCGATATGGGCTTTGTCCTGAGCCCATTTGCAGTATTTGTTGAGCCCCGTCATGCGGAAGGCGCGGAAGCGATAAGTGCCTTCCGTGGGGACGCCGACTTGCAGGATTTCCTGCTTACCGTTCCTATAGCGGTTGCCATCCTGCCATGTCGTGACGGGCGTGCGTAGACCGCCCATATCGATTGCGAGGCCGCTTAGCTCGCTTTCGAGCGTAGTAAATTTTGATGTCTGGTCGCCGGTCTCGTTGATGCCGTAGAGGGGCAGCACAGCGGGATAGAATTCGTTGAGCATCCCGACATGAGAATCATCGTTAAGCGTGTTGTCGCCAACCGTGCCATCACCTGGAGTATTGACAGTACGAGTGGCGAGCACATGTCCGTAGACCGCGTCTAAAGACGTGGGAAGTGGGCTGATCGCGAGACTGAAAGTCGTGCCAGAAAACGATAGGTCAGCCGGATTAATTGCCCGGCCATTGACATAAACGATCAGCGCCGCCTTGGACGGGATCGTCGCGCCAGTTTCATATGGGCCGGCCCCGGCGCCAGCGAGATCAAACAGCGTAGGCGTCGGATCATAACCGAAGATGCCGGCCGCCGAGAAGGCGAATGCCGTTGTGCCAAACGCGATGGGGTCCGCATTGGCGACGGTGAACGTATCATATGGCTGAGAACCGCGGTTTGCCACAGAGACGCGCGTACCCTGCACGACGTCGTCATTGCGCGAGAAATCCGCCGAACGTGTCCACGGGCCTGTGTCGACGTAGTAAATGCCGTTGTCGCGTGCATCCGTCTGGCTTCGAACAAGCACACGGTCGCCAACATTCAAGGCGATGCCATCGATCGTCTGGACGCCCTCAAGCACGATATTGCTTGGCGTAGAGACGCGGACAGGGCCTTTCCAGGCGGCAGCCGAGGAGAGCCCGGCGGCGCGGTCAAAAACAGTGCTTGTCATGGGAAGCCTTTTCAGGACATAGAAAAAGGCCCTCGAAGGAGCCTTGCAGAAACCAGATTGTGGTTTAGATCAGCAGTCGCGAGCCGTAGCGCTATATTTTGTGCATTCGCCTTCGTCTTCCGAATGTTTGGCGAACATCAAACCCCCGCCAATGGCGAGCACGATCAGCATAACGTACAACCATGAACGAATGCGCTCTGAGGTGTAGGTGTCATCCCTGAAGATCAGGATCACGGCATAGACTGCAAACACGACCGCCGCGAATATCCAGATCATCGTACCTCATTGTAGGGCTGGTTTAACTCCAGCATTAATCATAGTCCTAATGCCGGGCAATGCGCTACCCGGAATTTGACGAAGCGCGGCATCGATAGCGCCACGCTTTTGCGAAGCCGTAATGTCTGGCGTTTCAGAATCGACCTTGGATAATTGGTGGCGCGAGACCGCGGCGAGGATCGTTGCCAGATCGCTGAATAAACCCGCCGTAGGGCCTGCTACAGCGCCAATCGGGTCACGGCTGGCATAACGTGTCGGGGCGCCGGAATGGTCCTTGTCGCCAGCGATACGGGAGAAGATGCTGGAGATGGATGTATTGGGACCGCCAAGCGAAGCCGAAACTTTGTCAGCGGTGTTGCTCACATCAAATGGAAGATAGAAAATCCCTGCTCGATCAAGCCCGTCTCCAACCCACTTCCCCGGATTTTGCAGCAGATTGTTGGCCTTGTCGTAATCCCCGCGCTCAATCATCTTGAGGTAGCCTATCATCATGCCGACTGCGGTTCCTAGCACCATACCTTCCATCAGGCGTCGCGGGCGTTCTTGCAGTCCTGCGATAAGCACGCGCTGATGAGATGCAACGCCGAAGCTTTTGAACTGTGTGAGCAGCCGTCCAGTATTCGTCTTCATCCACAACGGCACGTCACCCATGCCAGGCTTGACGATAGTGCGGTCTGTGTCCTTATTCAGTGCGGCGCCGAAAGCCCGTCTGGCTAGATCGTCATCCCATTCGCTGACGTTCCCGCCGTGGATGCCCTGATCAGTGACGCCATGCTTGTTGAACTGCTCAGCGATGCGCTGCGCCATGTCCTCGTCAATTCCAAGATAGGCCATATAGGCCTTCTCGCGCTTGTCGATCTTCCCCCAATTCATGGAATTCTTCAGAACCCGGTTTTCCGTCATGACTGCGGAAATCGTGTTCATCATGTCCGTCCACCAGCCAATGCCCGTCATCTTCGTGAAGGCGTTGGCGGTGTTATCCAGGTAGCGCTCAAACCTATTCCCGAAGCGATACGGGTCATTGAGATCAGCCATGGATGCAAGGCGGTGCTGCATCACGCTTTCAGCTACGGCGCCAAGTTCCTTTGCGTCCTGCTTGGCGATCTTGATGGCGCGAATGCCGTTCACGCGGCTGGTGAGGATCGGCAACGCCTCTTTCATCGTGGCACGAAGGCCGTGGACCATCGGAATTCTGGCCGCGTCAGTGAGGCTTCCTAGCGTTACACCGCCGAGCAAACGCATATAGTTCCACGTCAGGGCTGCTTTAGTGATAGCGTTCCAGCCGGAAGAGCGGTCAGCCGTCCGATATGTCCCTCTCGCCATATCCCTAAAAGCCTTCAGATGCTTTACGTCTTTGACTTCTGCTTCGTCCAGTTTCACGCGCTCGATTGGCGTCTTTGCCTCGGCACGAAGTTGTTCGTAATCCTTGGCGACCTGATCGAACTGCTCTTTCATGTCAGGGCGGCCAAACCTCTTATTCAACTCTATATCCGCAGCCATCAGCCGAGAGTAACGCTGGAGAATATGTGCCATGTCGTTATGCAGAAAGTCTTCAATCTTGGCATCAGGGATGTTGAATGTGCGTTCCTTCAGCGGGCCGCGGACAGTCGGGACGACCCATTCTGGGATGTCACCATTTCCTTTCCCCGTCAGATTATTGAAGACATCAGAGATCACGCCTTCAATATAGTCCTTCTTGTCAGCCTCGCTTACAAAGTCAGGCGTCTTCGGCGCTTCCTTGTCGGCCTTTTGCAATGCCTCGATCTTGTCGAGTTCGTTTGTAAAATATTCCCTGGCAATCTGTCGGAAACGCGGTTCCTCGCCGATCAGCTTTTCACGGTTCCACATGCGGGTAACGTAGCTTGCTGCCGTCGTGGTCTTCACGTCATCCGGCAACAGGCCTTCAGCTTTGGCGCGCTCGAACAGGGGATCAAAGACTTTCTCGCGCGCAGCCTTGGCTGTATTGGTAATGAACTCGTTTCCAGCCGAGTCCAGATCCCCGCGGCGCCCAGCCTGTGCTACACGCTCAAGAAATTGCGTCTTGGACAATGTTTCGCCAGTGGCCGGGAAGCGTGACGTGATGGCATTCTGGCCTAGTGACTGGCGATACCTGAGATATTGCTCATCCGCCAGGCGCTTCCAGTCGCCATAGGCGCCACGCGTATACGTCTTGACCAGATTTTCGACATCCGCACCAAGCGTTTTGCCTTCCATGTTCATGGTGGTGTAGATCGGGTTATCGACCATTTTCAGGTAGATTTCCCGCACCTTGGCAGAAGGCGAAAGCATGGTGCGGATGCCTGGGCTTAGCCGCGCAGCAGCTGTAGCATTTGCCACGATCTGCGCAGCCCTTGGTCCGCCAACGCCCATCTCTTGAAGCGTGGGAGCAATATCGTCTACAGACTGAGCGCCAGCGGCCTGAGCACGCTTCACCATCTGCTCGACAACAGCATTCGGGTTTGCCACTTCCCCCGATAGATCCTCCTCCAGGCTCTTTGATACCTGATTCCATTCTCCATGCGTGAAGAACTTCGAAAGGCCGGCGCCGAGCAGGCCGCCAAGGATTGTTGAGCCGCCGATGGCGAAGGCGCTTTCCTCTGGCGTGCGTGTCGGTTGGTTCGCCTGAAGTGCAGTCTCCTGAATGGCCGTGGACAATCCGGCCGATGCACCGACCGCCAGGGCGCTCTTCAATGCATCAAAGCCGATCTTGCCGCCTCTGACCAGCGCCCCGCCAGGAATGAGCGTGGGAAGATCGATTACACTGGCGCCGAAATTCAGCAGCGTTCCGGTCCAGCCCGATTGAGCGAGCGTCTGCTGGTCCTTACGAGACTGGTCGATCTGCTGCTTTAACGCTGTGTCGGCTGTCTGATTATAGACGTGTTCGAACAGAGGCGCATATTCTTCGTAGCCTTTGATATCCTTGTAAGGATCATAGACAGGGTCGATCTTTGTTAGATCGTGAACGTCATAATCCAGCCGCGGATTTGCTATGGTTGACACGACGGAATTGCTCTGGCGGAGAGCGGCACCCATGCTCTGCATAAATGATAGCGGCGGCTGATCGTCAGGCGTATAGCCGACATATCCAGCATCATCGAAGGTAACGGACTTGTTGAGCGGCATTACTGATTGAACAACTGATCTTCAGGAGACACGGATGGCTCCAGATTGCCGTTAGGCGTTGATGGCGTAATGCGCTTTTCCTCCTGCATTTTCTGATATTCGTTTTGCATCTCTTGCGCCTTCATCCAATCCGGAGAACCTTCCTTGCGCTTGGCGGCTTCGTTCATGCGACGCTGGATTTCCAGTTCGTTTTGAACATTACCCTTCTGCGTCTCAGCCGATTTCTGCACCGCCGTCTGATTGGCCGCTGCAGGATCAGCAACGAATGGATGCTGATATTTGTGGAACTGCCCATCCTGCTCATAGAAAAGCTGATAGTTGGCCGGCTTGCCCGCATTGAAATCACGCTCCGTCTGCTCATAGGGCATTAGATAAATGCCTGTAGCGTCGATCTTTTCCTTCTTCAGGTCGTCCATCGCCTGGTTGCGGATATAGTCGTAGGAGCCATTGATATCGGCTGGATACGTCTTTTCCGGCGGGAGCTTCGAAACTGTTTTGCCAGCAATAGTGAATTGAGACGGGCCATAGAGTTTCATGAACCGATCGTCAGCCATTTTCTTGCCGAGCGTGGTATCGCCGCCGGCATCAGCAATGGATTCCTCCAGAATGCCCTTGTAATCCGCAACGATGGCCTGTTCACCTTCGGGAGAGTAGCCGACTGACAATTGCTGCTGATTGGCTGTTTCACCAACGTTCGGGCTTGAGAACGGCAGCCTTGAACCGAACAGACCCGCGACAGTAGAAGAATCAACGGTCTTGATGAAATCCGTGACCGGCTTGGACTTCATCACAGCGTCACGCTGGCGGACCTGCTCAGGATCATTCAAGGCGATGACCTTGCGCGCGGCTTCGTCAGTCGTATAGCCCATGTCGTTCGTCAGATGACGATAAGCATCCAGGTTCTTCTGCACCTGCTCGTGCCCGTCCATGGATTGGAACGATGTCGGCGCAAGACGCTGAAGTTGATCAGCCGTTGTCAGGGCGCTGGTCATTTCGGGAACAGACTGCGTGACATTGGCGCGGCGAACTTCGGCCTGCATCATCTTCGGGATATAGCCGGTCTGCGAGATAAACGAGCTTGTGAGCGCCGGCCGCTTGTCTTCCGTGGTCGATGCCATCATTTGCTCAAAGGCCTTGTTGGCGACCTTCGTTACTTCCTCGTTGAATGGATTGATATTGACGCTCTGCCCATTGCCTAGCATCGAAATCAGGTCGGAGACGCCAGCATTTTCCTTCAGGGCCGAATTCAGGGAATTGAGAAGCGTCGCCTTCTGCCCGTTGTCCATGTTTGGGCTTTGAAGAATTTCACTGCGCATCCCCGCTGTCGGACTTGCGGCAATGCGCAGATTGAAATCATCCTGCGCTTGCTGCTGCGTCGCCTTCAGGTTGGCGAGATCCTGCATTTGCTGCTTGCGCTCGACTTCGCCGGCAATATCGAAAGCCTGCTGGCGAGCCTGCGGAGACACTTTCTGCCAATAGATCGGATAAGATTTTGTCGGGCCAGTGCTGGTGCTATCGTCCTCAATATGCCAGTTTTCGTTTTCAAGCCGGAACTTGAGCCCAAACTTGCCAGCGTTTTGATGGACCCAATCAACAACCTGTTGCGGCGCCTTTGCCAAGCTCTCCCCATTGAAAGACAGATCGGCGGCAAGTCCTTTCTGATGGTTGGAGCCGCCGGGTCGTCCATATTCGCTCGATAGACCAGTGCGCCTGAAATCACCTTCCCATTTTTCACCGGCCTTCACCGCACCCATCTGCGCAACATCGGCCTCCCACGCGGCGCGGGAAAGTCCATATCGGCTCATGTTCTTGGCGATGATCGTAGCTTGCTGTTCCGGCGTTCTGTAGCCGGAGAAGATGCCGAGCTTATCCTTGAGTTCAGGCGGTGCATTCTGGAACAGATTGGCGAGCTTGACGGAGAAATCTCCGTTCAGGCCTTGGATTGCTTCTGGGCCTTTGTCTGTATGCGCCTGGAGATAGGACTTGGCGACCGCCTGTTGCTGACTGTCGAACTTGCCAGTTGGCCCCATGCCCGCCATGACCTTGCGGTAATAGTCTGACGTTTCTTGCGGCAACACCGAGTCATCACGACCAGCCTTAAGCCATGCATCCGCGCGCGCAGGGCCGCCATTATAGGCGATGAGCGCGGCTTCCTCGTCACCATGATACTTGGTCAGCATGTCCCCGAGATAGCGCTTGCCGTATGTCATAGAGACGTCGGGGTTCTTCAGATACTCCTTCTGCTTCTCAAGATCAGCCGGGAAGTTGGTATCACCGATTTCCTTAGCGATGCCAGCCGCAGTCGCAGGTTCGACCTGCATAAGCCCGATAGCGCCCTTATTGCTCTCGGCATTTGGATCGCCGCCACTTTCGACGCCAGTCATGGCCTTCGCCAGTGTGTCGACGTTCGGCAGGTTCAACTGACCAGCCTGTGCCGCAAGCTTTGCCTGCTCATCATAGCCGCCCTGAAGCAGCGTTACGCGGGCCTTCTGCGCATCCTCCGGGGCGATGAGGCCCGACTTTTCGGCCATGTCGATCGAGCCAGCCAGATCGGCGCGGGCCTTTGTCCTGACATCCTCTGGCGTATTCGGATCGATCGCAATGTTGTAGTTTGTGTTGTTGGCGTCGTTGAGTGCTGCGATTTCAGCACCACGCTTCTTCTGCGTCGACTGATCAATCAACCAGTCCTTCGCTACGACTGCATCCTTCTGCGCCTCTGCCTGCCAGCGCTCGCGCATCCGCGGGTCGCGAATAAGGTTCGCTGCATCTGTGACTGTCTTGTCAACGGTCGGATCGCCTCGCTTCGAGAACGTGGAATATTCCGGGTCGTTGACGAATTGGTTCTTGACGTCGAGGATACCTTTGGTCTTGTAGGCTTCAGCCCGAGACAGATCAACGGCATTCTGCTGCTGCATCATCGTGCTCGCAGCATCGCTCAGGCCGGCGCCAAGCCGCTCCAGGCCGCGGCCGATACCACTTGCATCATATGTCGCGACCTGCCGGCCTGAGCGCAGGCCTGGCTGTTGCGACAGATCATATTGCGTGGGGAGACGCGGCATTACTTATACCCAAATGTGGACGGGCCATATTTCGCAAAGCCGCTAAACAAATCTCCAGCGCCACCGAGGAATGACCCAATCATATTGGCCTGCCCTGTCATCCGGGTGCCTTTTGCCTGATCGAACAAGCCGCGCTTCTGCTGCTCGCCTGTGTAAAGGCTGGACTGCGCATTCAATTCGCCTTGCCCTGCCGTCTGTGACATAAGCCTGACAATGGTCGGATCTTGCGCGCCGGCACCTGAAGCCGCAGCAAGCGCCTGTTGGCGAGACTGGACGAGTTGCGCTTCCTTGCGCTGCTGTTCGGCCTGGCGCTGGGACGCGGCAAAGTCTTCCTTGCCTTGCGCCTCCTGCTGCTGTGCCTCGAATTGAGCCGCGTTGTTCTGCGCAATCCCGCTCGCGATACCACCGACAGCGGAAATGACAGACGCGACTACACCAAGTGCCGCCATATTTCCTTGCCCTCAATCACTTCGCCCGTCTTCTCGAAGCCTGCAAGCTTGCAAAGCCGCTCCGAGGTGGGATAATTCGCATCGCGTGGCGTGAAGACTTCCGTTGCCCCGAGCTGAGCAGCCTTACGCAGCATGTACTGGCATTCCTTCAGGGTTTGCCGCAGAATGCCTTTGGTGCCGTCTTCGACCGAGAACCATAGCCAGCAGCGACCGCCGCCCCACGCTAAGCCTCCGGCAGCAATGAACCGGCCATCCATCAGGCCAACCTTGCAGGCAACGGGAAGATCGATCTCCAAACCGCTATGCTGGCGGGCGTAGGAGCCGTTGACGCTCTGCACCTCGATCATCCGGAGGTGTCCACGGTATAGGCCAGACCAAGGAAGTTCACCGGCCAGTCAGCCGTGATGTACAGTCGGCTATCTGTCGTCCAACTGTCTGTGTATGGAAGCTGTGCTTCTTCATCGACCAGATCTGCCATGACTTCCGGCGCGACTTGATAATCATTGTAGGCAGGCAGCGGCCACATCTCGGTGAATGAATGGCCGAAACGCAGTCCAGAGCGGACATAATCAGAAATGATCATACCGGGAGAACTGAGGTTCTTCTTGCGAAGCATGGCTGTCCCGCCGGCCGCACCATAAGCGAGACGAGCGGATTTGTAGCGCCCTTGATAGGGAAGCCCGACGATATAACTCGTGACCGTCCTGTCGACCGTAATTGTTCCAGCGTCAGAGACAGTGAATAGCTTGGGAGACGTAAGCTCATCGACAGTCTGCGTGATCGGCGCGCCGTCTGCCCACACCTTCACTTGTTTGCCGATGAGATGGCTCAAGCCGCCTATCGTTGCGCTGGCAGGGGAATTCGTCCCCATGACCGCGGAATCCATGACAAAGCCCACAGATGCCTTCGCCTGCGCATCCGTTGCCATCTTTTCGATGTAGCGGCAATCTTGCCCGTTGATTGTGCGTTTTGCGATGCAATAGACGATATCCTGCGTGGTTCCGGGCAGAACACAGGCACTTTCGTAACCTCCGTCTGTCGTGATGGGGATGAAACCAACGACTTTCTGTGCTGGCTCATAGAGCACGCACATGCAGGTTCCATCTGCCAGCACGACCCAGACCCGCGTATCAGGGCGCCGGGAAACTGCGATCTGGATTATGCCGGACTTGAACCGAGAGGCGCAGAGGCGCGTAAGTTCCGAGGCTGCGTAATCATTCGAATCAGAGGAATAGAGCAGTTCGAATAGCGCCGTTCCTGTCCGATCGGCAAACAGGCCTGACCCGTTGATCTTCACTGGCTCGATAGGTGCGGACCCTATAGACGAGGAGGATTTCAGCGAAAGATTCGTGGGAGACAGCGGCTCGTCGAGCGTGGTAGATTTGACCGCTACCTCGATTGCATTGGTGCCGATGGCAAGCCTCTGGAGAGGAAGCATCCACTGGACATCATTGACGCCACCAATGGCGATCGAGCGATTGATCGGGCCAGAATCGCCTTCAGTCGTCTCATCGAAATCGTCATAGGCGTCCGACACCGAAGCCCAGAACTTGTCATTGCCCGCCCAGAACAGCCGGCCCTCGGATAGGGCCACAGACGAAGGAAAGCCGCGCTTGGTCGACCATTGCCCCTCTAGCCAATCGCTGATGTAGACGATGCCCTTGAACGGAACAATAACCTGAACCTGAACGGACTGCGGATCGTTGTACTGCGTGACCCGGCAAATGCCATAGCCGCCACCGCCATCGTAATTGATCGTGATGTCAGCCACGCCAGATGTATAGCCATTGGCAAAACCAATGCGATAATAGACGATAGCATTGTCATTCTGATCCGTCTGGACAACGTCGCTGACGTTGGCCGTTATCGGCACAGTGTCATCGCCCTGTGACTTGCGATAAGGGCGAAAGCCGAAAGTGTCCGAATCAACAGACCGTTCTGTCTGTAGCGTTGTCGCCCATGTGCCGGCGATCGTATAAGTCCAGTCGCGGTCACCGATCGTGTCAGTGATATTGTAAACACCAGTGACCTTGATCGGGTCTGTCTTGACCTGATTATCTGCAAGCGATTGCTGGATCAGTTGGCCGTTGTGGTTGAGCTTGAACAGCGCGCCGACATGATCAGGCGTGAAGAAATCATCAGAAGATCGGAGCGTTGTCACGCCGCGGGTAGCATCTGGCTTCAGGCGAACCGGGGCAGAGGGTGCCGCCATGAACGGGCCTTTATCGGCCCAATACTTGACCACGCTCCAGGAATGCCGGCTGCGGCGCTCGATGCGCTGTTGCTGCGTTCCTTCGCAAGCGACGAACACAACATCGGCCGATTGCGCAAACCGCATGTTGCCAACATCAGTCAGCGCCCATGGTGTCGAGATCTCCATCACGCCAGCGGGCTCGATTGTGCAAGATGCGACACGCCGCGGGGTTTCCGAAGTCGTCTGGAAGCGGACCCAGAATGTATCAGTCGTTGGCGTAAACGCGAGGGAATGCACGCCCTCGATCAGTTGCGTTTCCGAGATATAGTCATCTCCGGATGCGATCTTGCCGCATCGGAATGTGACAGGTCCAACATCGATGACGATCCTGAGCGCATGTTCCTTGCCCATATCAGCGCCGGAGACGGATACCGATTGCTTTGCGACTGCCTTGGAGCCAAGAGCAGAAGCCGTTAGACGAAGCTTCCCACCTGAGATTTCAGATGTTGCGCCGGCTGTTGCGCTCAATGCCCAGCCGCCATCATCCTCAAAATCTGGATGTTGAATTGCTGTCGAGACGGCTCCGCGGGCAAGCGGCACATCATCGACAATCACACGCATGCGATTGTTGGTGAATTCTAGAACAGCGCCGTCCTTGTCGCTGAAGACGAATTCCTTGAGCTGCCCTTGCTTGTTGTCTCGCGTTCCGGTGAGATATTGCGTTCCAGGACGGAGGAACATATTGCCCGTCACTGTCGCCATCAGGTTCGTCTGTTCCTCGGCGGCGAGGCGCATGCGCTCCAGATCGACACGCGGGAGGTGTTCCTTGTCAACGACCCCTGCGTTGAAGGACTGGACGTAGACGTTTTGCTTTGGCATCAGCGATAGCGCGTGTAAGTCCGCGAGCCGTAGCCATAGCGAGAGCGGATCAGGCGACCGCGAGGAGCGTATTCAACTTCCTCGTCTGCGGCATCCTTGATCTTGGCATCGGCAAGCCGGCGCTTGTAGAGTTGGAACAGGTCGCTTCTGGAGCCCTTGTCATCGGGGATGGCGATTGCTGCCTCGAAGGCAAGATAGGCTTCCAGCGCCTTGCAGAAGTGCTGCCTCCATGCGCCTATGTTCCAGCCGTAGTTCGGGAGGTTTGAGACATACGTGATGAAGAGCTTTTCCGGGTCAGCGTACCAGTAGGCAGCCTCATCATGCCAGCGCTCGAAATCGCTGTTGAGCGTGGGGAAGTCGCAGACGCGCTGCGTTCTCACCCAATCGGCAGGCTTGGAGAAGCCGTATTTGTAGCCGAACAGCGGTTCTACGTTGGTGTCAAAATCCAGTTCCACCGTCCGCAACGCGAAGTTCCACAGGCCTTGTTCCAGCATGTAGTTGACCGCCGAATCCCAGCAGTCATCCAGAACGGAGCGCATGGCTGTCTGTTCGGTGAGCGAGGCAATACGATGATTGCCAAGCATCCGAGCGGCGCCGCGGTAGATGGTGAGACGGTCACCCATTGACGGCTAACCTCAATAATTCTGGTTCTGCAAAAGAGACTGATTGCACGTTCCCGATAGCGCTGGCCCCATGCTCGATAGCCGCCTTGATTGCTGTCGGAGCGTCGGCACCCACGTACATTGCCCCATAGCAAGCTTGTGATCCGCCGCCGATAGAGATGTACGGCGCATCATACATCTCATCACCGTAGGCAGTGCGCAGCCTAATCGGGTCTCCGGCCTTGGCAATGACAACAACGAATGAACTATTGTCGCCATCATTTAATGACCGCGCCTTCGGTTCGTCCCCCGTATAGCCGCCCTTTACCCAAGCAATGTAGTTTGACGCTTCGGCCGCATTACCTGTTAGTCCGTAGAGAACCCCGTCATTCCCTTTAGCAACCTTCGTTGCCCAAGGGTTCATTCCGTCGCCGTGCCACACACCACTGTCAGCAGCCATTATGCCATCACGATAAGCAATCGTGGTCATGCCGCCACCTGCCCCAGCATTTGGCGATGATGCTTGATCGCCGACGTGATGGCTTCGACCTTGGTCTTGTGATCGCGGCTGATCGGAACAGCGCCATCCTTCAGGCGAACCCGCCAGAGCGTGCGCGGCGTGTGATCGACTACATAGCCATCCGGAAGAGACGCCTCGATCTGTTCGGCTTCCTCGTCCGAAATAGACATGGTCCGCGTCGTGTCGCGCCATTCGCGGATCACGTAGACATTGACGAAGCCAACATTCGAGTTGGCAACACGCAAGGTGATATCGAAGCCATCGCCGAGAACGTCGATCAGATCGCCTTTCTTCAGGCGGCCGGCGTGATGAGCCCAGAAACCGGGCATGAGCATGTCTTCCACCGTGACATCAGGCGAAACGGTGAGATGGAATTGCTGGCGCACGTATTCGGCCTGGTGCCGAAGCGCCGTGGGATGCAGGGTTTTCATGCGTGCCTCTTTTGCATTTTGACATCGGAAGAGGGGCGGCAAGGGAGGAGGATTGCCGCCCCATCACTCCGACTGTGGGGGAAGAGGCAACCCGCAGCCGAAGCTGCGAAGTGCCTTAGGTGATCGCTGTCGGGGCCGCGACAGTAGCAGCCGCACCAGAGACCGAGGCCACCTGATAGCGCTTGTACTTCGCAGTGCCGACATTGATGGCGTCGACCAGATCTCCAACGCGCATGCCGCGCGTCACGCCGTCCGAGAAGTAGCCGGCACCGACAATGGTGGCGTCTGCATCGGGAGTTGCGTTGAGATAGAGGAAGACGCGGGGAAGAGCGCCGCCGACAGAGTTGTAGAGCAGCGCAACGTTATCACCACTATAAGCCATGGGTGATCTCCTTACGTGGTCACGAACGCGGAGCCGTCGTGAGTGATCTTCACGATGCCGTTGTTCTGGAGGATCTTTGCGCCGTGGTAGACCTCGGCACGCGACCAGGATTTGCCCTGGCGTTCGTCGAAGCCGGCATAGATGCGATCTTCGCCGACGTTGATCGAGTAGCCGAGCGCGCGCTTGTGGAACATGTAGCAAAGCTCGCTGGCCGTACCGATGCCCGTGATACGGGACGAGACGATCCAGTTGATGCCTGCCCAGCGCCACATCTTGCGGACAGGTCCGTCAAGCGGCTTGCTGTCGACGTAGAGACCGTTGGCGAATTCCGTTGTCTGCAGCAGATACCCGCGGAAAGCCGGGGTGATGATGCAGAACATGTTCTCTTCGTCTTCGATGTCGACGTCGTTGTTGCCGAGGCATGCCTGGGCGCCGAGGACGGTCTGCAGCGTGGCTGTGCCAGTGCCGAAGTCCTGCGTTGCATTGGCAAGCTCTGCGAGCATGGTCAGGTCGATATCGCGGTTGATCACTGCGATCGATTCTGTCCGCATCAGGCCGACCTGGTCGCCCTGAGATGCAAAGACGTTGAAGCCGGTCAGCTCATAGGGAGCGTGCTTTTCAACGAGCGTTGCGGTAACCTGCGTATTGGTCGGGTTGCCGTACGGGATATCACCGTTGGTGCCGCGGGTGACTGCCGTATCAGTTGCCGAACCAGACACCAGGAAGGTGGCTTGGTTGCCGTTCAGTACCACTTCTTTCGTAGCGGTCATTCGTAGAAGACTAACGGTCTGCCGAAATGCCGGAACGAAATCGCGACGATACTGAACTACTGCTGCCTCAATGGACATGGTAGTTCCTTCGTTTTGATTTGGTTGGGGTTTTCAGCTCCGAGACAGGGTAGCCTTCAGCGTTGCCGGGTCTGCATAAGCAGGGTAGCCAGCGTGGCGTCAGGGGCTTTCACGTGCTTGAGGGATAGATGGCTGTTCACCCGGGCCGCAATGCGGGGTGGCGAGTGATTGCCGGGTATGCTTACTTCTTCGATCGCTTGAGTTCTGTCTCAATGATCGAATTCATTTCCTTCGCGAACTCCCGTTCATACCGTGGGAAATCGGTGTCACGGATGTTCTCGATGAATTTCTTGCGGTCCTCGAACTTCTGCGCAACGTCAGTGTTGGCAAAGGCAGAGTCACCGAATGTCTCGCGGCCCTTGTTTGAAAAGGCCATGACCAGTTCAGGAACGTTGCCGATCTTCCTTCCATCAGGAAGACGAGCAGCGCAGAACTCCTGGAATGGCATGCCAAGTTCCTGCTCGATGAAGCGGGTGGCGAGCGTCAGGTTGCCGCGGTACTCAGCGCCGGCCCATTCGCCGCGCATCCTGTCTTCGCATTCCGTCGCAGCCTTTGTGTCGGCCTCTCGCATGGCCTGATCAGCGGAATCCTTGTTCTCAAGGTACCACTCGACCATGTCATTGACGTATTCTTGCGGGATGCCGCGCTTGTGAGCGAATTCCGTGTAGTTCGAGAACACGGGCTTATCATCGTCCGAAAGACGGCTGACGACCTTGTCATTGAGCTTGTAGCCCGTGGCATCATCCGGCAAAGCCATTGCCTTGCGCCAGTCGGCCATTGCCTTTTCGTCGGCAAAGTCCTTGGGACGCTCGATCTTGGTGGCGCCAGCACGGATCTTCTGCTCTTTCTCAAGCAGAGCCTTGCCGATATTGGCCGGCGAACTGTAGCGATTGATGAGCTTGGCGACGTCTTCATTGCCGCCCGTGAGCAGATCACGCCAATTGTCCGGAATGGACGATTCAGACGCGGCCTGTTCTGTGGTCACCTCCTCGGTTACCGCCTTTTCAACGGCCGTCGTTGCTGCTGTGGCTTCTGTAGTCTGAGTTGCCGTCGCTTCTTGCGTGACATCAGGCCTGATCTCTGTTGTTGCCTCTTCCATTTACTGCCTCTTCTTCACCTTCTCCAATGCGGCTGCATCCTTCATGCGGGCAACCTGCAGACCAACGTTCCTTTCTCCCTCCAGAAAGGCCGTCTCTCTGTCCGTAGGCGCGAAACTCGATTGTCCAATGTGGCAGCAGTTGAGCAGTAGCCACTCAATGGCGCGCTTCTGCTGATCCTCTGTGGCCTTGCCTTCGAACAAGGCGCGGAAGGCGTAGACAATGCCCTCGTCGTAAGGAACGGGCGTGGTTACGTTCATTGTGCAGGAGCCGCGCTAGGTGCGCCACCAGGGGCAAGGCCGGCCTGCTGTAGAGCCTGTGTGCCTTCGCCGACATTCTTGGCCGTGAGACCGCCCGCATTGAGCACCTGTGCTGCCTGGGCTAGCTGTGCTGCCT